GGCGCCGGACCCGCTTGCGGGTCTGCAGGAGGCACCGGCCCTTGCGCCGGAGACGCAGGTCGCCCCTCCGCAGAACATGAACGAGCAGCAGAACCATGCGTGGGCCGCCATTCGCGCGCAGTCGAACGCCAACCGCAGGCAGGCCGAGGAGTTCCGCGGGAAGTACAACCAGCTCGTGGAGTCCACGCGGAAGTTCCAGGAGGAGCGCACGACGTTCGGCGAGCAGCTGAACGCCAAGGACAAGCGCATCACGGAACTCGAGAACGAGATCGGCCGGATGGACCTCACGCGGTCCCCCGCGTTCCAGGAGAAGTACGACGCCCCGATCCAGGGCCTGTGCACGGAGATAGCGCAGACCCTCGAGGCGAACGGACGCTCCAAGGAGGACGCCTACGGGCTGGCGAGGGAGATCCTGTCGTCCGACAGGGCGCAGGTCCCGGACCTCATCTCGCAGCTGCCCACGCACGTGCAGGGCGTGATCATGGTCAAGGCCGAGCAGGCCGACCAGCTGTTCGCGGCCCGCGAGGGCGCGCTCGCCGACTGGCGCAACTCCGCGGAGGGGCTGGCCGCCGTCAAGGAGCGCGGGGACTCGCTTGTCGCCGCCCAGCACTCGGACAAGATGGCCGAGGCCGCGCTCGACATCATCCGGCGCATGCCCGCCAGCTCGAAGCCGCCGGCGTATCAGGTCGTCGACCCCGCGTTCGCGGCGGACCGCGACGCCCAGGAGCACAAGTTCCGCTCGTGGGTGCAGCAGGCCCCGGAGGAGCAGAAGTACGCGGCCATGCTCGAGGGCTTCATGGCCCCCAAGACCTACGAGATGCTCGAGCACGTCATGCGCGAGAACCAGCAGCTCAGGCAGATCCTTGCCAGCCGCGGACGCCTGGCGTCGCCCCCGGTGTCCCCGTCGCCCGGGTACATGCCGCCTCCCGCGCCCCAGCCGGCGCGCCAGCCCGCGGCGCAGCCCGGGGTCTACGCCCCGACCGCCGCGCCGACCGGAAGCCTAGCCAGTTCCTTCGTCGCCAGTCTGTTCCAGCGTGGCATGCAGTAGGACGGTGCCTGTAGGAAAAAATCTTCGCCGACCCCCTTGCGCAAGCGAGGGGGCTTTTGCTATAATCGTAAACAGACAGCGTAACTCCCTTCTCCTGTCGGGGAACTTTGCGGGACTATATCGGCAGCCCGACCGACGCGATAGGTGCCTTTAGGCAGCCAATCATCCTTCAATAAGTTCATTATGCCCCGTCAATTGGGGCGAGGAGAAGATAAAATGGCATACAACGTCAACTTCACGACTAACCCGGAACTCGTCAAGGCCGACACCGCTGCTACTCAGCCGGCGGCTTCCACCGGGACGAACGACCCCGCGTACGACATGTACGCCGGCTATCGTGCGGCGGTCAGAAGCGATGATACCAATCATTATGCGCGGGCGTACACCACGTCGGCGGACCCCGCGGCTCTCGAGAGCTCGCTGAAGCTCAATGTGCTCGATCCCGGCGGCCCCATCGGACGTCCCGAGGGTGGCCGTGTGTACAAGGGCCCCTGGGTCAATGTGTACGACGATACAGAGACAGGGTATCAGGGCGACATGTACCGCCACGCGGACGGTAACTTTCGCTACAACCAGATGCTCATGACGGTCGCACAGAGCTTCGACCCGTTCATGCAGAAGCGCGAGGCGACCCACCCGCACTGGTGGCTCAACCGCATCCCGCGCACAGCGTTCAAGCTGTTCAACGGTGCTGTCCACGAGACGCGCATCTACCGTGGCGGACTTACGGTCTACTCCGGCCTTTCCGACTGGTCTGACCTCGCGCCAGATCCGATCTCCAAGGACGCGTGCGCGCCGCTTCCGTTCCGCACGTACCAGTACGCGTGGGAGACCCGCGCCTGGTCGGGCAAGCGTACCGCGTGGGGCTCCGACCCGATCTGCCTCGACATCTTCCGGTTCACCCCGAACGCGATGGAGCAGCTCGGCTGGATTCTCGAGACGGGCGTCAAGTTCGGCACGGACATCCAGAACATCTGGAACCGCGACATGTTCATCTACCACTCGGTGATGGCCGGACGTTCGTACGTCATGACCTCCGAGTACCGCGGTGCCAGTTCGCCCCGGTACGTCTACGAGCCGTTCTGCGGCTTCGGCGACGAGGGTGGGGCTCTCGTGGCAGACAAGAAGTATGTCAAGAAGCCGTTCGTCGTCGTCGACGCTACGTCGAACGTCGAACCGCTCAACTTTGACGTGCTCGACATCTTCCGCCACCAGCTCACCCGCCAGTGCTCCGACGCTGCGGTCGGTCGCATCGGAGGCAAGCCCATGTTCGCGCTCGCTGTCAGCGAGGACGACGTGTGGAACCACATCCGTGGAAACGAGGAGCTCCGCCGCTACTGGATCGAGGCCAATCCGCAGGCCCTCATCGACGGCTGGATCTCCCCGACGACTTACCGCAAGTGGACGATCACCTGCGACGACGACCAGCTCAGGTTCCGCTACGTCCGCCGCATCGAGCACTACACCGAGGACGAGGCGCGCCACTACGGCTTCGTCGGGTACAAGGAGTTCGGTCCCTCGGATCAGAACCCGAGCGGGCTGCCCGTCTACATCGCCGAGGCCGTCGACCCCGAGTACGGTGCGCGTGCCGGCGTGAACGGCGCCCCGGTCCCCGAGGCGAACCCCGAGTACGACCTCGCCGAGCTGGCCATCGCCCCGGTGTTCATGAACCTGGTCTTCACCAACCAGTTCGTCCCGGATACGCCGAGCCTCGGCCACGGCACGTGGTTCGGACCGAAGGAGGGCCTCAACGGCCGCTGGAAGTGGTACAACCCGCAGACTCCGGAGAACATCGAGCAGAAGGTCGGCAACTTCCACGGCATCTTCGAGATCGTCCCGAAGCCGGAGACGTCGGCCATCTACGCGACGAGCTTCATCTACCGCCGCTGCGCGGAGCCGCTCCCGTCGCTCTGCCCTGCCGAGAACCCGCACGTCAACGTGACCGCCAAGGGCGATTCCACGAAGGTGTCCGGCAACCCGACCATCAAGGTGCAGTCCGGCGCGGCAACCGCCACGCTGGTGCTCGAGGACGGTCTCGTCGGCGCCTCCACCGGGGACATGCTCAAGCTCACCACGTCTGGCAGTGACGTGATCAAGGCCGTCGTGTTCCAGTCGCTCACGGCGACGAAGAAGGAGGTCCAGCTCGAGGTCGACCCGGTCGCGGTCAAGCCCTACGATGCCGGTACCGTCGTCCTCGTCGACGGCGCGTTGAAGAAGAACGCCAATGCGGTCACGTTCCCCGACTACGCCGCGCTCACGGCCTACACCGCCGGGGACTTCATCAAGTACGACGGCAAGTACTACAAGGTCACTGCCGACGTCGCCGCCACCCAGGCCGAGTGGGGAGACTTGGACGGGAAGGTCAACCTGGCTACCGTCGCCAACGTCGCAGACAAGTTCGCGACGGCGGTCAGCCTCGACGGCGCCACGGTCACCCGTGGCTAACTGGAGCGGGGCCCGCCTCCGGGCGGGCCCCGGTCCCGTAAGGAGGAGACGTCATGCAGTACACGCTCAAGACCGCGAGGAAGTACCTGAGGGAGTCGTCCAACGCCTACGGGCAGAACGACCTCCGGGACAGCATAAACCTCGCGATCCAGAACCTGTCCTACATGACCGGGTGGGAACGCCTCCGCAAGATCCTGCGCTTCTTTTCGGTGGGGCCGCATTTCGTCCTGCCGCAGGGGTGCGCGGGAATAGTCCGTGCGTGCGTCAACGGCCGTCCGACGACCGTGCGCGCGCAGGACTTTCGATTTATACATTCTGGCCCTGGTGAGCTGAACCGACCACCCTCCGGGTTCTGCTTCATCAGGGCCTCCAACCTGGTGGACGTAGGGTTCAAGCCGGTCATGTTCGAGCCCCGCGCTCCGTTCAGGCTCATTGCATTTTCGCGTCGCGCGGTCCCGACGACTGAGGAGGACCCCGAGACGCACCAGCCGCGCGAGGTTGGGCGCCCGACGCTCCATGTCGCTGGCACGACGCCGGAGGGCGTGGTGAAGCGCACCGTGCTCGTGGTCAATGTCTCGGACAACGACTACGCGGCCATGGATGGAACGCCGGCCGCGGACGAGACCATCTTCACGACGATCGTGGAGGTGTCGCTCGAGTACGCCGACGACAAGGCCGACTACATTTCCCTCTGGGCAGAGGATACGATTACGCTGGAGAGGACGCCGATTGCCATCTACAACCCGTACATCGAGGCCCCCGAGTTCCGGCACTACGAGATCGCCGGCATTCCCCCGGCGGCCCCGATCGAGCTCCTGCTCGAGTGCAGGCTGGACCCCGTTCCGCTCGTCAACGACACCGACGTGCTCCCGTTCCCGTCGCTCAACCCGATCGAGTGGATGATCCGCGGCGATTGGATGATGAAGGCCGGCGAGACCGAGAACGCGCAGAAGTACTACACGATGGCGGCCAACTGGATGAAGGCCCTCGAGGTTACCGAAGCCACGGCGCAGACGTCGGTGGTCGTGAACTCCGTATTCGACAACTCCATGGGCGAGATCTCGATGGAATCCGTGAACATCTAATGAGGGGACCGGGGGATGGCAAACCTTGTGATTAAGGGTTCGGGTGCGACCCCGTTGAGCGGGGCCGGAAGGGCAGGCAAATCCTCGCCTAGGGGCGGCGGAAGAGTCAAGGCAGGCTCTTCCGGGGACGCCGTTCCGCCCAGTGTCGCCAAGCTCCGCGAGATTAGGAAGGGTTCGAGGAAAGAGGTACTGGAGAAGGGCGAAGGTACACGGAGTAGGCGGCGCGCGGTTGAGGAGTTGCTGCCGGAGCCCGTGCGGGACCTAGTGTACGAGCCACTCGACTTCGACCGCGGGCAGGTTCCGGAGACAGTGGTTTCCCCGGCCAGCACACCGCCTACTCGGGTATTCCTACCTCCCGGTGAGGCATTGACTGGGGTTACCTATACGCCGTTGGCGGATCCGTACGGGAGAGTGGTTTACCGTGGCGAAGTACCTGAGCAGTTGACGGTACAGCCTACGGGTCGTTCCGGAGGTGCAGCTCTAGTTGGGGAAGACCCCGGGGGTGGCACATTGTCGGACAGCCCGGCTGTTGTGAGGCTTGCGGATGCCACGGCTAGGCTTAGGGCCGGACGTTTCCTGTCGGGGGAGGATAGGCGACGCGTGCTAGACTTGCTGGCAGGCCCTATCCAAGGTGTCACGAGTCCTATACGGGGCATAACTGGGACCCAGATGCGGCTCGACCTTGATGGGGCCCCTGTTGAGGCACCCGCGTCTGGTGCAGTGCCCGTTGAAGGTCCTACGAGGATACAGCTGCGCCCTGGGGATGCCATTACGGGCGTCACCTATCAGCCCGAGTTGTTTCCGGTGACCTATCGAGGCAGTGTCCCGGATGATTCTGAGATCGTTGCTAAAACCCTCAAGGGTAAACCGAAGGGAAGGGTTTATTCTGGTGGAGTTCTACCGGGCAATGACGAGTTGCTCCAACGTATGCTAGATAAGGCTAATCGTGAGAGCAGGATCAAGGCTCAACTCGATGAGTATAGGGCCTCTATTGAGACGATTAAGGATATAGCGAAGCAAGCTCGGGAGGATGAGGCCAAGGCTCTCGCGGTAGGATTGCAAGCACGCGACATGGTTTCCAGAGCGAGTTCGCGACTTGCTGATGCTGCTGATCGTATCCCCGAAACCGTCACGGGGGCACGTAGGTTTAACCTTAGTGGATACCCCGGGGAGTCAGTCGGTGATATTGAGGCTCGGGTTCTTGGCCTGTCGTCAGATGGGTTACGCCAAGTCGGCGAGGTGGTGTCCTCGCCGGGTAAGGGTATCGTGGCCGGAGTCAAGAAGCTCGACAAGGCCGTCCGTGATGTTCCGTTCGTCCATATCGTCGATAAGCTCTGGCGCAGCAACCCGGAGGCGAAGTTCAAGATCCGTGACAAGGCACGTTCCTGGCTCGCCAAGCACCCGGATGTTGTGTCTGCCGTGGCCTATGCCGGGGCCGGGTACGGACTTGCGTCCATGCTCGCGAGTAGGAACCGTCAGAGCTATGAGGAGGGGCAGAGGGCTACGGCATCTGTAGCCGCTGGGCCAAAAGGGCAACTTGGGTTGGCTGTGACAGAGAGAATCAAGGCTTTGGACAACAGTCTCTCCGAAGTGGCCAGGGGGAGGGTATCTGAGTCGAACCCCCTGGCCAGTGCAGATGGAGTCGCCGATGCTTTGGCGGGGATTGGCGGAGCCATGAGCCGACAGGTAGGCGGGTTGCTTCAGTCGATAGATCCGGCTGATGTCAAGTCTGGCGAGATCATACGGCGCCAGGCTGCCGACGATTACAACAGGGTGTACCAGAAGCTGGCCAAGGGGTTGCCGTCCGACTACATGGCCCGTGCCATGCAGTACGCCGCCGACGGGGGTTCTAACGTAACCCCGGAGGCGTTCGCAGCGAGCCTTGGACTGAAGGATTGGAGGTCGGACGATGCCAAGTAAGAGTCTACTTCCGGAGCAGGTGAACTTCTTCGACGCCCGGTATACGGACGTTACGAACCGGTATGACAAGGCGTCGGCCGTCCGCCGTGAGGGCATCTCCCAGGGATTTCTGTCCGAGAACGGGGCTCTCAACTTTGGCCAGGGGTCGGAGCTTGCCAACATGGCTGGCCGCGCGCAGTCTTTCTTCAACCGGGAGAGACAGAGCGGAACGCCCGAGTACAGGCAGAGGCAGAGGGAGCAGGGCCGGCTTGTGGAGGCCCTCGGGCGGAACGGCACGTTCGTCACGCGGTCGAGGTACAACAAGTGGGGGAAGGCCGTAGGCACAGATCTTCTGTGGCAGCCAGACGAGTCGACGGGCTTCAGCAAACCGGTTGTGATGGCCAGCATGGGAAGGGCCGGGGCGGGCACGCGCGATTTCTTCAGGCAGGGGGTGTGGGGTTACCCGGACCTGGCCGAGGGCCTGGCGAGGAACGTCGTGTCGGAGAGGTTCCACGACTTGTACCAGGCGGTCTTCGGTGAACATGTCCGCGAGTTCTACCCGTCGGAGGACGAGCTGAAGGCCCTCGGGCAGATGAAACGCTATCACGACGCCGCCGAAGTCGTCCGCCGCGGCGATCCGCGTAAGGCCAATGGCGCCGCAGGAAACGGGGGTGCGAGATGACGGAAGACGGCAGGTTCTCGTGGGATGACCTTAACTCCGCGATCCTCGGGGGGTTTCGCGGTGTCGGGCTGGGCGACGCCCTGGCGATGGCCGATGCGGCCGTCCTTGACCCGGTGTTCGACGACGGGAGTACGGTCAGCCCGGACCAGTTTGACCCGGACTACCTGGTAGACGGCGTCATACGCGAGTACGTGGGGGCGCATTCCGCGGAAATGAACAGGCGGGCCGCGGCCCACGCGGACCGGCTGGAGGCCATTTCGGGTGCACAGGTCGAGGCCGGCGTCCAGGCGGTCACGGGTGTACCCCCGGCCTACTACGAGCAGGCCAGGAAGCTGGCCGCCGCGGGGAACGGGGACGCATATACGAAGATTTTGGCGGACTACGTGGAAAGGACCTAGGCATGGCAGACTACAGTACATTGCCCGCGCAGGATGTGTTCATGAACGGTGGCCGCCAGTTCCAGAGGTGGTATGACTCCGCGCGTTCTCCCGAGGCTTCGGAATACGCGGCGGACCTGCGGCAGCCGGATTCGTTCACCAGGGGACTGCTCGGGACCATGGATCACATGGTTAGCATGCAGGTCGCCGCGGCAGCCGGGGACATCGAAGCCGCGAGGGCACACTATAATGCGCAGAGAGACTTCTTCGCCAACAACCAAGGCAAGGTTCAGGAGGCCTATACTCTCAACCCGCGGGGGGACAAGTTCCTCGAGTCCATCCAGCAGATGGCGGCAATGGGTGTCAGTCGCCAGTATGACAGGGTGGAACTTACGATGCCCGGTCAGCAGGACAAGGTCCTGGCAGGTGTCATGTTCGGGCCCGACGGGCTGCACGATAAGTACAGGACGGAACAGTTGACGGCGGCCAACTTCACCGGTCCTGTCGTCAAGCTGCTTACAGCCGGGGACGACGAACTGACCCCTGCGACGCATGCCCTGAAGGGCGTGGTGAACTCGGTCGTCAATCCCGTGGTCGAGGCCGGGGCCGGGGCCGGCGTCACGCGCGTTCCCAACACTGGGCAGCATGCCGCGCTGGCCGACTACCTCGCTGTGAACGGGGGAAGGGACGTGGAGGACCTGGGCGCGGATGCAGTCAGGGCCCTTGTGTCTTCGACATTGTCCGAGCACATGGAGGACGGGCTGGCGGTGTCTACCTATAAATGGGCGTCACAGGCCCTTCGCGCCAGGAAAACCGCCGCAGATGCCCGTGGAATGCAATTTCAGGCAGCCCAGGAGGCCTACACTCTCCTCAACTCGTTTAATGGCCTGGCCAGGGCCATGTCGCCTCGCATGGGCCGCCCTTCCGATAAGGTTATGAGGTGGGCTGACATGGCTACCCTCTCCCTCGTGGCCGAAGACCCGGAAGTCAAACTGGACGACCCGGGGATCAAGCAGGGGGTTCTTGAAATGTCCGATGCGTTTGCGCAGGCGGAGCGGGCCGGCGTCCGGCTTCTGCCGCTCGTCCAGGCCTACGGAGGGAAGATAGGAAAGGCCGTGGCCGGGTACGCCATTTCTCGCCGGCAGAATCTGCCGTCCCCTCCCGCCAATCTCATGACGGACGTCATCGGGCTCCATTCCCTCGCCCAGTCGCTGGTTACGGCGGGGTGGAGACAGGTCGGCAGCAGCGCGCGGGCGGACCCCTCCCTGGAAGTAGGCGAGGCCTCGGGAGTGTTCCGGGCCACCTCCGGTTCCGATGGCCTCGACAATGCCGGGATAGCATTGTACCGGGCCCTTATGAGAAACGCCATCCAGGGTGTAGTGGACGGAGTCGGCCCGAGGGACGCGTTGCTTTCGGCGCTGGGGGACGCCGGGAAGAGGGCGGACATTGCCGAGGAGCTGGCGGACGCGACGGGGCTTACACCGGAGGCCGCGGCCGGGGTCGTTGGCGAGTTCGCCTCCGCGACCATGGATTCCGGGTCCGGGGCGGTGTCCCGTATGGGGCTTGAGCGGGCGCTGGCCAAGTATGCCTTCGTCACTCCGACGCTCACCAACGCCGGGGACATGCCGCAGCGCGAGATGGTGGCGAGGTGGTACGCGGCGAATGTCGGCGAGCAGGGCAAGTACTACGACCGCTTGATCGACGAATCTACGTGGTCCCAGGTGTACCGCGACCCCGTCCTTGGCTACGGGGACGAGGCCCCGGGACGGCGGGCTGCGAGGGAGGCCAGCGCCAGGAGCCAGATACGAGACGCCCTCCACAGCGCCGTGGAGGCCGGACACAGCCCGATACCGGTGATGAACTACTGGGCCAGGCAGGGGAGGTTCTACTATGTGGCCGGGTTCAGGACGGAGGACGGAACGCCGGTGGATCTCCAGGATGTGAAGTACGAGGAGAAGAAGACGACAAGCGGGGACACGGTCAGGAAGGTGCTGGACCAGGGGTTGATACCGGTCATCGAGGAGGGGTATGGCGACCTCGCAAAGGTGACGCAGGAGTGGGAGCTCCCCGGCGCGTACAGCAGGATACCCGTGGTGGGCTCAGGGCAGTTCACACGGGACTTGCGAGGGTTCCGCAACGCCATGTTCGTCATGAAGAGGGTGGCCGAGGCCCAGCTGGCGGCCATGGCCAAGGCCTCTGCGTATGAGGCGCCCCAGGACGAGCTGTAGAGAAAGTTTTTCGCGGTGGGTGTTCCTCTAGCAGTTTATTTGATATAATGTGCGTGTCAATGAACTGTATGAGGAGCGTCAAATGCCGTCCACGAGCGATTTTGGATATGTAGACCACCCAAGCAGCCGTACGTCGTTGTTTGACGGTGACGTGCCCTTTGGAGTTAGTCCTCAGACGGCTGGCAGCGCTGCCGGGGGATTCGGGACGCCGGGCTCCGGTTTCCTGGCCGACATGACTCCGATGCAGAAGGCCCGGGTGTCCTCTCCGCTGATAGACGGGTCCGTCGTGTCTCCGGAGGAACTGGAGACAGATGACTATGGCAGCCGGTTGATGGCGATCAGGTCGCGGACGACCAGGTACGGGTTTACCGACGCCCTGCTTAAGGGAAGCATGTGGGACTTTGTCCCGTTTTTCGGGATGTTTGCGACGGCCGGGCATGACCTTGCCGCGGCGCGAGACGCTTCCAACGCATTCCAGAAGTTGCTGCGTGGCGAGACTTTGACGAGGGATGAGGCCATACGGGCTACCCTGTGGAAAGAAGAGCAGGAGATGAAGGCCCAGGGTTCGTGGGGAGCCACCTTCGGCGGGATAGTCCGCAGCGCCCCCGCCTTCGCCCTGGAGATGGGTGTTCTCGGTTCCGCCGGAGGTGTTGCCAGGTCGAGCGCCGCCAAGTCCGCCGTCGAGTCGGCCAATGTAGCGGTGCAAGCCGGGAACCTCACCGACGATCTTGTGTCGAGCGTGGCCCGGTGGAGCGTTACACGAAGCGCCAAGCGGGGCGCCATGTTCGAGATCGCACCCATGTTTACCAAGAGTGCGGTAGAGGCCGAGGTGTCAGCCGGGCGGTTTACGAGCACGGCGGCTGCGGCGAAGTCCCTGTTGGAGGACCCCGTGGCGGTGCGGAAGCTCACTGAGCAGACTGCGTCCGGTGTCGCCAACGTGATGAAGAAGGCGAACCCCGACCTCACGAGCTTCGCCGAATGGGTCCCCGGGCTGCAGGAGCGGGTCACGACGCAGGTAGCCGAGCGTGCCGTGCGGGCCAACCTCGCCTACCTGTCCAAGGACTCCGCGTGGGCCCGCTGGTTCGATTCGACCAGGCGGGCCGTGATGGACTCCGCGGCGGAGGGGTTGATAGACCTCGGGTCGTGGGGCAGTGAAGCCACGACGACGCTGACGACGACCCATTCACGCGCGTCCAGGGCGTTTGCCCAGGCCGCGCTCGACCTCACGGTGTACCCCGCGACCCGCGGGGCCGTCATGTTCGCGCCGAGGGAGGCGGTGACGTTGGCAGCCGGCAAGCTTGCCGGGGCCGTTACCGGGAACGAGCCCGTGCGGCGCAATACCCTCGACATGCAGTATGACGCATGGCGGACGGGGAACCCGGACCTGATGGACCGCGCGGAGACGTACGGCCTGGTGCTCGACCTGCTTGAGTACGTATCGGAGAACACCGGCCGCGGCTTCAACTCCTTTATGCGGGGTGTCGGGCTATCCGTAGCCCCCAACCTGATAAGGCCGGCGCGCAAGGTGGCTGGCATGGTCGAGACGACCGGGGCCACCAAGGTCATCCGCGACAGCGCCACGCAGAAGGTCACGGACATCATAACCCCCGTCGGGCTCGTCGATGCGGCGAGCTCGGCCGAGGTCGGCGGCGTCATCTCCAGGTACGTGGACAAGGTTCTCGGCGGCCGGTCCCTGCGGGAGGGGATGGCGCACGAGCGCCTTACCGCCACCCTGGCCAAGCTCAAGGGCGCAGGCGTCCGCGTAGCCGACACCACGGCCCTCGCGGAGACGATCGAACGCGGGACCGTGAGCCGGATGCTCGATCCGCGCGTCGCTCAGGTGATCGGCAACGACGTCAAGGGCTTTGTGGAAGGCGCCGTCCGCGAGGCGCAGAAGAACCGTGTCTTCGGGATGAAGACGCACGCGATGGCCATGTACTACGCCCTGGACTTCATGGCACGCCACAATTTCGACGGGCAGCGCGTCTACGAGGCCTTCAAGACGATGGGGTACGACGGCATCGTGGCCGAGATGTTCGAGGAGAGGTACATCGACGTAGTCAAGGAGCTGTTCGGCATCGACTCGGAGCAGAAGGACTTCACCGACAGGTTTACGACCGCGTTGCAGCGGCTCGTGGTTCCGGAGGGCGGCTGGAAGCAGCTGCTCGCCGAGGCCGCGGGCTTCGCCGTCCCCGCGTTTGCCCGTGCCGGAACGGCCAGGGCGATCGCGGCCATGGGTTCCCCGAACGCATACGCGAAGCACAACATGTGGTCAGCGTCCGTCGGCGACCTGTTCAAGTACGGCAGCATCGGAACGTTCAGCCGTCCGGGGGACTACATAGCGAAGGTGGACGAGCAGATCGCCAACCTGAGGCAGGTCGCCGAGGACCAGAGGCGCATGGCCGAGGCGGGCACCGAGAACGGGGTGCCGCTTACGGAGGTGAGAAAGGCGGACCTGCTGGCGTCGTCCGCCCGGCACCTGGAGGGGGCGTCCCGCGCCGAGCGGCTGCGTCGGAACTTCCTGGCGACGCTGGGCGTGGACACGGACGAGTTCGCGGCCCCGATCTACTCCGACGCCGCGCTCGTCTCCGGCGACTTCGAGTTCGAGAGGCACCTGCACCTGACCGCCGAGCAGGCCCGCAGGGCGCTGGTGGAGTACCGCAACGTCATAGCGTTCTCCCCCGAGGTGGGGCAGCTTCAGTACAAGGCGAGGCACAAGACTCCGGAGGAGGCCGGCGGGTGGTTCCGGAGGGTGGCGCACTGGGCCACCGAGCACGCCGTACGGGCCGCCGGATTCGCGGCCACGGGGGAACTCTCGTTCCTGTCCGCGGAGCCGGCGGCGTTCGCCGCGCAGGACAAGGGGGTCGACCGGCATTTCCTCGACGTCCTCCACGACGGGTACGCCCAGGAGTACGACAAGGTAGTTCGCAGGCTGCGCGAGGGGGCCGCGGACGGCGTCATCAACGTCGACACGGCGCACCAGCAGGCGCTCGAGGCCTTTCGACCCAAGGCCGAGGCGATCGTCGCCAGCTACTTCGCCGCCTCGCAGGTCTTGATGTTCTCGCGCAGCGAGCTCCGCGACATAGCGCTCGCCCACGTGGCGGAGGAGGAGGGGTTTGTCATCGACGCAAAGGGCAGGGAGCTTGTGCGCCCCGTCATAGGCGAGGACGGAAAGCCCGACCCCCGTGGGGCCACCGAAGTCCTCCGCTATGCGGACTTCGAGAGCCGGCCCGGCATCAAGGACAGGATCGACGCCCAGGTGGCCGACTTGTCGAAGGTGGCCTACGACGCGCTGACCGTCACGTCGTCCGAGCGTGCGAACGCGTCTGTGCTGGCGGGGGCCCTGGACAGGTCGTCGGAGGCCGCGATGCTGCGCGCCATCGCCCGCATCCCCGCCGGGCTGCCGACCGCTCAGCAGGCCCTGCTGGCTGCCGTGCTCAGGTTCCATCCGGCGTTCGCGGGCTCCGGGGACGAGCTGGTCCGCAACATCATGATAGAGAAGAAGGTCGACCCGAACAGGCCCCTGGCCGACCAGCTTACCGGGGTGGCCAACTACAAGGACACCCTTGACGCGGTTCTGCGCCAGGCACTGGGGCCGGATGTCCGGCTCGAGACGCCGAAGGACATCGAGAACGCCATAGCCCAGGGCATCGACCGGGTGGACCCGGGCACGATGGACATCCTCGGGAACGCCCTCGGGTACAGCCACGACTTCACGCAGAAGGGGATCAGGGACCGCAACGCCAAGGTGCTGCGGTACGCCCTCCAGACCACTGCGTTCGACGACCCGGACAGGGCGGTGTTCTCCAGGCCGGCGCCGGTCGCCGAGGAGGGGGAGCGGTTCGGGTCCACCGATTCGGACACCGTTGTGGCGGTGCATTCCGGAGGCAAGTGGGCCGGTGAGTTCCTCCAGGTGAGCACGAACAAAAGGGTCGCGGTGTCCGCGCCGACACTGGAGGAACTCGAGCGCAAGCTGGAGGACGACGACTTCGGGTATTCCGTGCGCCGCCGGAGGATCATCCATACGCCCGTCCGAGTCCTGTACGGGGATTCCGCCCTGGACTTCATAAGGGCGTTGAACCTCGGCAAGGAGTACCGGGAGCTGCAGGAGGCCGTGTACAGGCAGACGTTCGACAAGGCTCTCCTCGACCCGCTGCTGCGAAAGGACGAGGCCGGTGACTGGCTGTACACCCCCGAGCAGGCGGAGGACGTCCGCAACAGAGAGGCGTCCCTGGCCGAGGACTGGGAGCGCCACGGGCGCCAGGGTTCCTCCAAGGGACAGGGCGGCTACAGCGACGTCACGCATTGGCTGGAGCAGGGGGAGACCGCGGACGACAAGGGCGCCGTTGACAGGGCGCGTGACCGGATGATCAGAGCTAGGGACGCGTGGTTCGCCCGCGAGAGCCGGCAGAAGGACGGCCGCCCGCTTGGGTACAACGCCTTAGCTGAGGATCTCGTCAGTAAGTATGGAGTGCGCGGATCGTCGCACTCGGCGTTCGAGAACAAGTTTGCCGTCGTCGACCCGGGGGCCCGCGGGCGGTTCACCATGCCGCTGTCTGCGTACAGCAGGAGGCTCGGTGGGGACATCTACGTGACGATAGACCACGGTACGGCCCAGAGCTACAGCACGTCGCTCCTTCGCGGGGCGATAAACGAGGCCCTCTCGCGGTCCTTCACCTACGTGAAGCGCATGTTCGGCCCCTATATCGAGGGGTTCCTCGTCGAGGTCGCAAAGGTCGTGGACCGCAAGATAGAGGAGGCCGGCGACGACCTGTCCAAGGCGATGTGGAGGGAGTTCAAGGCGGCTACGGTCGGCGTCGAACGCGGCGAGTCGCATGCGTCCGGCTCGCAGCGTGGGGTGTCCCTGGCTACGATCTCGTCGTTCATCGAGGCGTTCTGCCTGTATCGTACGGAAGTCCCGTCCGGTGAGGAGCAGTCGGCGCTGGGAGACTTCTGGCCGCAGTTGAAGGCGATCGCCCCGGAGGTGCGCAGATCCCCGGCCTACCTGCCGTTCTACGCCATGGCGGACTATGTCCTCGGAGGCAGCGGTTTTACGCGTCTCGGGCAGGACCTTACGAAGGAGACGCTGGACGGCCGCCGCGGACTCGCGTTCTTCTACAGGCTGTTCGCGCCGAACACAGAGTCCCTGGAGAAGGCCGTGGAGGCCACGCTTCCGGAGGGCAAGGACGCGTTGAACGCCTTCATAGCCGACGTGCGTACGAAGGCGCAGGCGGCGTTCCGCCCGAGGGTAGTCAAGACCTCGAAGAACAAGCGGAGGACCCCACCGCCCACCGTGACCTCGGTCTCCGAGGACGCACCCGGGTCCCCGGTAGACGAGGCGCCGGAAACCCCGGTACAGGCTGCGCTGGCGCCCGCGGAGGGGCCAGGCGCGGCTCCCGTGGTTCAGGCAGAACCACCCGTGCCCGCCGACGCGACCGTGGACATGGGCTTCTCGGAGGCCGACATAGCCAGGCTGGCCAACATAGAGCAGATGCTGCAGAACAGCACGTCCGGATCCCCCGTTGCGGAAGTCGCGCAGGAGGTGGTGCGCCAGGTCAGCGAGGAGAACGGGCGCCCGATGACCGACGACGAGGCGGCGGCGCTGGCCAGCATGCTCGGCGGGAACTCGCCCGATGTCGTGGATGCCGCGCTGCTGCCCTCCGATTCCGACGAGCCCGCCGGAGAGGCGGACAGGGACGTTTCCGACGACGGTGCGCAGATCGTCGACGTCGACGAGGACGTAGACGAAGACGAGGACGTCGGGTCCGGACGTGCGCTTGACGGCCTCGCCTCCGTGGAGCCCGAGTCCCCGACACGGGTCATGGACGAGGACGGCAACCCGGTGCAGACCCCGGAGGCCGGAAACGCCAAGGGGCTTACGGCCGACGAGGCCTCGGCGTTTTCGTCCACCATCGCCAGGGCCCTCAGCTTCGCCGATCCTGGGGGTACGGTCTCGGCCGACACCATGCGGAAGTTCCTCGGGAGGATCGCCCCCGGCATGGACCCCGCCGACGTAGATCTCGTCTTGGCGGCATACGAAAGGACGAAGGGGCACTTCGTCGGAGACGTGGACTGGGTGTTCGACGAGCAGACCGACGAGGACGGGCTGACCCCGGACGGCTACGACCTCAACAACACGCACAACGTGGAGGTCCTCAAGTCCGGGCCTATCCGCAGGCTGCTGGCCATCCTCGCACGGGTGTCCCCCGCCACCGGCAAGGACTTCCAGCCCATGGTCGAGGACCTGCGGTCGTTTGTCCAGAAGGCGCCTGTGCTGCTGCGGACGTCCGGGAGGTCCGATCCGAGGCTCTCCCAGGCGATCGACTGGCTCGACAAGCTCCTTAATCCGCGGGCCAACAACGACTTCCAGGATGCCTGCGGGCGGGATGCGGCCTACAACGACCTCGTGAAGTGGATGTCCCCGCCCGAGCGCGGGTCGCAGGAGACGTCCGCGAAGTGGAACCAGGTGGCGTTCTACGTACGGCAGCTGCTCGGCAAGCCCGGTACCCCGGCCCCGTGCGCCCGCGCGGCGCTGTTCATAAGCTATCTCATGGGCCTCCCGGACAACGTCCGTTCGATCCTGGTCCACTGGATCTCGTCCTCCGCCGCCGCCGTGCCGATCGAGACGACGACGGAGTATGACGGCGAGGGCAGGCCGAAGTTCCGGACCGAACCCTCGCGCGTGCGCTCCGGTTCGACGTCGAGGGAGTCGATGGTAGCGGCCCTCGCGATGTTCGCCGGACGGCCGGTCGAGGAGCTCAGGGCCGCGGCGGACCGCATCGAGAAGGCGTTCGCCGACGAGGTGGCGGCCGCGAAGAAGGACGGCCGGTTCATGAAGCTGGTCTCCGCCTTCGCGACGCCGACCCGCGTGGTGAGCACCCCGGAGGGGGACGGCCTGTTCGATGTATACGCGAGGCTTCTCGCGCCCGAGCTGGGCATGGACAACCCGCTTGTCGTGGCGTTCATGTCCCGCAGGTTCGCCGCCCTTGTGCGGTCCAACAGGGAGACGGACAAGCTCGGCGACTACCTTATCGCGTCCCTCGCCAAGTTCGCGTTCCCGGACAACGGGAGGATACCCTACGCCGTGACGGACCTCGTGCACCTCATGCGGACCGTTGCGAAGGCCTCGGAACGGTCCGGCAAGGTGGACCGCAAGCTGCTTGCGCAGGCCACGATCAGCACGTTCCAGTCGTCGTCCCCCGCCATACGCGGGCTGCACTTCGCGTCTTCGTCCGTGATGGGCCGCGGACCGTGGGCGCTGCTCATCGACACGTACTCCAGGGCGAAGCCGGTGTCGGTCATGCGGGCCAAGAACGACGAGTCGAGGGACAAGCGGCCGACCGTGTCCGTGTGTGTGACCATGCCCGGGATCGAGCCGGTCCTGCAGCAGTTCCTGGACCGCCCGGACGACCGCGGGTTCCGCGCCGTGTGCCGGGAGTTCTTCCCGGAGCTGGTCGGGGATGGCTTCGACTTCGGCCCCCTGCGCCAGAACATGGAGTGGCCGGACGGAACCTCCATCGTCGCGCACCAGATCGCGAAGACCGCGGGCGCGAACGAGGTGCGTGAGGGACACAAGGCCGTCTACGAGGACAAGAACAGCGAGATGCTCTACGTGTCCGCGTTCGCCGGCGACCACACGTCGGGCTTCATATTCCAGATGCCGGTGGCCAAGGTGCTGCGCGAGCGCGGCTGGACGTACGAGCAGGCAGAGGGGTGGGTGAACGACCTCCTGGGCATCGACCTGTTCGGCGTGGACGCGAAGCGGTCCATGCTGAGCAGCCTCGAGGCCCCCGGAATCTCCCTGGTGGGCATACGGAAGGACAGCGCCGGCCAGGTGATGACCGGGGAGGACGGCAAGCCCCTTCTCGGCCGCATGCGCTACGGCATTCTGTGGGTTCCGACCGGAGGGGCGTCGGCGAACGAGGCCCTCAAGGGCAGCCTCGGTCTCTATGGGTACGGCGCCAGGCGGGCCAGGGAGCTTGCGCGGGACCCGAGCCTGTCGATGTGCAAGCTCCACGTGGCCTCCGTAGGCACCGAGGCCAACGGCGTGACGATGCCGCAGATCACGAAGGCCCTCGTCTCGGCCCACTACGCCGGTACGGAGAACATCAACGGAGAGTACGTCGACGGGACGATGCGGGTCGTGTCCGACTACGCCAAGTCCTTGTGCGGGGACGACGACGCGAACTCGGCGATCGTAACCGACGCCGACTCCCCCAAGATGACCCTTGTGACGAGCAAGATGCTCGGTGTGCAGGTCGGCGGGGACGTCAAGACCATCAAGGACTTCGTGATGGAGAAGGCGTTCCGGGAGTATCTGAAGACCCACAAGATGTCGCGCGGCGAGGTCCTCTCGGGGGACGAGCTGGACTCCGTGCTGCACGCCTGCCTGGGGGCCGGAGACTCCGCGGAGCACGCCGGGATGGTTCCGGTCGTCAACAGGGCGGCGGGCGGCGAGCCCCAGTGGGTGAAGCTGACCGACTACGTGCCGAACCTGGCGGTGAAGTGCGTGGCGGACGGACTGTACGGGTTCGAGTACGACGCCAGCGGCCTCATGGGGTTCCAGGTGGCGAACGTCGCGCACAAGGCGAAGGCCGTCAGCAAGGCCATGGCCCGCAACCACTTGTTCGACCTGGGGTCCATGGCCCGTGTCCTCGACAAGCACAACGCCGACTCCCAGGCGAAGACGCGCATACTGCCGGGCGTCGGCACCGTCACGGGCCTCGTGTCCAGCCTCGTGTCCAACTACGGGCTCCTCACCGCCGCGATCACGACGGACACCAAGTCGATAGACCTCGCCCTCGCCGACAACGAGGACTGGAAGAGGCTGCTTGACCTCAAGCTGTCGACGAGCGGCGAGTTCGCGACGGACATCCGCAGGCAGGTCTATTCGACCTGGGTAAACTCCATACGCACCCCGGGGGTACGCAAGATCCCGTCGGCCCTGGTGTCGTCGGGGGCGTGGATAGACGATGCGACGGGACAGGCCGTGTGCCCCTGGGCGTCGCAGATGTTCCTGGACATGCAGCAGGGCGAGCGGTCGATCGCGAAGGCCGACCGCAAGTGGTGGCGTGCGCACAAGAGGGTGGGCCTGGCCGGGGTGAACTGCACCGACGTGTCGTTCAGGCACGGTCTGTTCATCGACGAGCAGGGCATCCTCGGGGACGCGGAACTCGCGTGGGCCGACCCCGGCCAGGGGACCGAGGAGCAGCGGGTCGTGGCCGTCCTGGAGAACGTCATAACGAACATCGTCAAGGGGTGCAGCTACGCCGGCGACGCCAAGGCCTGCCGTGACGAGGAGATCAGGCTCCGCGAGCTCCTCGGCAAGCACCTCGTCGACCACACGGGCATGACGCTGCTCGACCGGACGTTCACCAGGAAGGTGAAGAAGCCCGTCGGCGGGAAGAGGTCCAAAGGCACCGGCAAGGCCGGCGGCGAGACCGTAGTTACGGTGGAACGCGTCAGCTACAGCCACACGGTGAACTTCCTGGACCTGTTCACGCGGATGACGGCGGACCGCCTCGGCAACCTCTCCTTCGACCGTTCGGCTGTATACACGGGGATGCACGACCACAACGGGGACGTCCACATGTTCCTCGGCGGAACGAAGTTCGCGTTCACGCGCATCCCGTCGTACAACATGCACCTCGAGGTGGTGCGGGCGGGGCTCCCGGTGAACACCATCGCCACGGACGGCGGCTGGATGTGCGGTTCCGACGCCACCGTGGCGGCCGACCCCTTCAGCCTGAAACGCCTCGGGAACGACAACGACGGCGACAAGGCGGACCTGTACATGCTCGACCAGAGGGACGGCCATCTCGTGAACGGAGACGACGGCGCGTCGTTCTGCTACGACAAGGCCGACCTCGACCACATCTTCAGGCCGGACTTCCTGGACGGCGCCACGCAGGCGATGGTGAAGTTCCGCAACCCCGAGCTGGCCCGCGAGCAGCTCGTGGCCTGGCGGAGGTGGCTCGTGTCGGAGGGGCTGCTCGTCCGTGAACGCACCAGGTCCAAGGACACCGGGGAGACGGTTCTCGGCAAGCTGGCGCTGTCGCCGCTGGCGCGCACCAGGCTGTCGAACACCATCGTGATGGGCTGGTTCGACATGAACAGCGCAATCCCCGTCTACGACGACGAGGGCGACGTCCCGCGGTACTCCGGCACCGTCGCCGACGGGTCGCGCCCGGGCGACCTGTCCCGCGGGGTGAAGCCCGCGGTAACGGTCCCGATGTACGAGGAGGGCGCTCCGGACGACGTGTACCCCGAGCACACCCGTGTATACCAAGACTCCGTGGACTACCTCCTGGAGGTGGCGGGGCCGAAGCTCCTCGACATCAACGATCCTGAGAAGCGCATCCGCAACGGGGCCACGTCGTCCCTCGTGGAGACCTACGCGAAGCTCGTGTCTTCCGCCCGCGCGCGGTTCGTGGCCCACGCCAGGAACCTGAACGTGCTGTGGTCCGTCCGCGCGCCCGAGGGGCTTTCGCTCCTGTTCCGCCCGGACCGCGTCAGCGACACGCGCGACTTCGTCGACTCCGTGTTCCACCTGGACGGACCGAGCAACATGTCGTTCGACGACATGAAGGAGCAGGTGTGTTCAAGGCTGGGCCTGTGGCCCGGCATGGCCGACGTGTTCATGGCCGAGTACTTTGTCCTCGGAATGCTGCCCACGACGGACAGCCAGGCCAACCGCGCCATCCGGGCCTTCGCGAGCAAGGTCAACACCAAAGACCACCTGTACAACTACATGCTCCGGGCGTCGAACCCGTACGACTTCACCTATCGTACGGAGCGTCTGCGCAAGGGCGGCCGCATGCTCAGCGACAGTCTCCTGACGAGGCTGTTCGAGGACGCCGCGGCGAAGATGGGCGTAGCCTCCGCCGAGGAAAGGCACGGGGCGGCCGCGAGGATGATCGCCCGTCTCACCGGGTGGCTGGAGAATGTACGCGGCCCGTCCACCGTGCCGGCCTCGATCGAGGTCGGCGCCTACGACTGCCTGCGTTACTGCGACGAGTCCAAGCTCGGGGAAAACGCCCTGGCGTTCGCCAAGCTCGTCGACGTCCTGGACGCCATCGACAGGGGAAGCAGGCTGGCCAGGGCCATCAACTACTCCTACGCGGACCCGGGCGACCCGACGGCCTACGCGAAGTACACGGATGCGATGGAGCGCCTGCCCGAGGCGAGGGTCCACGCCTTCGGGGAGCCGCCGGACAAACGGGCCCCGTTCATCATGGACGTGTACCCGGAGGTCTCCAGGATGTTCGCGGCCACCCAGCTCCTCCTCTTCGGGGACGGGCAGTTCGCCGCGTACAACCGCGGCCGCGAGTCTGCGGACGAGTTCCGCGGCAACTACGCGGATGCACTGCAGGACCTTGACCAGAGCTCGGGGACGCCGAGCTATGAGAGCCTGTTCCTGGCAACCGCCCCCATATGTTCGAAGGTCCCGGCCGGCAAGGCGATCTCGCTCGCCAACAACGCCCGTACCGTCGGCAAGGCCGCGGCGACGTTTGTCACGGCGCCGCAGGTGAGCGGCTCCGTGTTCAACGACTCGGAGGACGGGCGCCTGCAGCTGTACCGCAAGTGCTCGATGATCGCCGAGGCCGTGTCCCTCGCCCGGCATGCGCCGGGGGGACCCAACGGCCGGGTCGACGTGAACACGAACGTGACGGCCGACTTCCTGTGGTTCGTCGAGACGCTGCTCGACGTCCTGTCCCGGCTCGTGTCCACGTCGTCTGCGCATCGCGCGGTGAACATCGCCGACCTGTTCCGCGAGCAGCCGTCCGGAGACGGGTATGCGTTCAGCACGCGGACGTTCGGTCCGGCCGTATCCGGATCCGCGCGGGTATCCCTCGCTCTGCCGGACATGTCCAGGGAGCAGCTGGTCGACCTGCAGAACGTCGTGCGCCGGCTCGTCCATGACCGTGTCCTCGACAGGGACGGCTCCGTGGGCAGCACTCCGTGGGCGTCGTATTCGGGGAAGAAGCCGGGCGAGGCGCCGTACCGTCCCCCTGAGGACATCTTCTACGACTTCTCCGTGGAGAACATGAAGCGTGTCCTCGGGCTGTCGCGTTCGCAGACCGGGTCCTTTGCACAGAAGGTCAACGCAAAGGCGGTCGCAAGCGGGGCCCAGCGAAACATACAGGACAGCCTCGAGCTGGTCATCGGCGTGTTCAACTACCTGAGCAAGACCTACCCGAAGGACTTCCCCGCCGGCTTCTCCATACAGCCGTCCGCGTTGTTCGGCCAGCTGCTCCCCGTCTACGCGGCGCTTACCGACGTGGTCATGGACGTACCGGGACCGGGTACACGGGCCCTGTCGTCGGCGTTCCTGGACCAGATGGCGCTCAGCGACTTCCTCGTGGGCCAGCTCGAGCGGAACCAACACACCGCGAAGTACCTGCGGATGGCCGAGGTGATCGACTACGGCCTCGCCCCCGGGTCCTCGACGGACACGTTCGGGAAGGATATCCTCCGCAGCGTCACGCCCCGGTCGAAGCTGGCGATGGCCGCGTTCAATGCGGTCCGGGCCCGCGGTGGGCTGCCGACGGACGGCGGTATGGGGGGTGTCATCGACGCGGTCGCGAAGCCCGCGAAGCTCAGGGGACGTCAGCCGAAGCCGGCGGACAGGCAGCCGCGGCCGACCCTGTGCGTATTTGACGGACCTTCCGGCGTCGTGTTCGAGGCGCTGGTCGGCATTGTCGGGACTTACCGCAACAACCCGTTCCTGGGTATCGACGAACGCCAGCTGGCCGGCGTCCCCGCCACACGGGACATCCTGCCCAGGAAGGCCAACGACTCCAGGGCATCGGGTGTGTCGAGCCAGGCGGCCGCCCTGAAGGAGGCCGCCCTTGCGGACCTGTACGGCAGGGCACGGCCTGGCGGGCAGTCGTCCGGCGGACGCGTGTCGAAGCCCGTGGCCGCCAAGGGCACGGCCGTTCAGGCCCCGGCCCCGAAGGTCAAGTGGGTCCTCACGCCGGTCCGCGCCAGCACGGCGGACGCCACGAGGAAAGACCAGGCCAAATTCAACAAACTCGGCGGCATAACGAAGTACATCGGGTTCGGCGGAGACCGTACGAGCACGAAGCACTACGCCGACACCGCGTTCAAGGACATCGCCAACACGGGGGTGTACACGGCCGCGGACATCGTGGGGGTGTCCGTCAACGGGCAGTCGAAGAACAGGGTCCCGCTGTCGGATCCTCGTGTGCAGGCCGAGCTTGCCAAGGCCGTCGCCGCGGGGGCCACGATAGTCGCGGACGAAAGGACCTACCGCGAGAAGTCCACGTACAACGTCGGCGAGGTGGAGCTTGCGGACTACCTGGAGAAGGCGGGCTACAGGGAAGACGCAGGCACTGGCGTGTGGCGTCCGGGCGGCGTCGCCCCCGAGACCCAGGTGTCCGAGGAGGCCGTCGCCGAGATCGGAAGGCGCATGGCCCAGGTGTTCAAGCTGTGGGACGGTCCGAGGCTCCATTACAACCGCGACGACAACACGATCGACATATACGCCAACATGGTCGTCGACAAGGGCGACCCGAACGCCAGGGTGTTCAAGACGAAGATAAAGGTCCACGTCACCAACGGTGGGCTTAAGCTCGCGGACAGGGAGAGCCTGCTGAAGTCCATTTCGGCGCGGTCCGGGGTGGCCTACGAGAAGCTCGCCTCCGACAGGGCCCTGGCGGACGAGATGATCAAGAAGTACAAGGTCGCCGGCGTCACGAACTTCAGGTTCGACGACACGCCCGGGTCTTTCCGCGTGTCGTCCCGCGACCTCGACCTCCTTGTGGCCGACGTCTACCTGGACGCACGGCAGGTCCTGCTCAACAAGGGCGACGAGTTCCACGAGGCGTTCCACGCCGCGGTCGGGTTCGCCCGGGCGGTCGGGGTCCTCACGGACGCGGACATCGACGCGCTTGCGTCCCAGTTCGGCGAGGGGAAGTGGAAAGGCGAGAAGTGGTTCAACGAGGAGCAGGCCGCCGTTCGGTACCAGAAGATTATGGTCGGTGAAGTCAAGGCAGCCGTTCGGGAGTCCAAGACCTCCGACGGCATCCTCGCCAAGATCCACAAGTTCATCGCGTCCCTGGTGGAGGCTCTCCGTGGTATCATCGGCAGCCACCGGAGCGACGCCTACGCGAATCCGTTCGAGCGCGACCCGCAGACGAAGGCCATGAGGCCCAACCCACTGCTGGGGTTTGTGCTCACGGGGAGCATCTCGACGTCCAAGGGCGAGTCGGAGACAAAGCTCATGGACCGCGAGGCGAGGCTGTACGAGGCCCTTAAGGCCGAGTTTGTCGCGGGTGGCGGCGTTATGGATAACGTCTCCGAATACGCGCTGCGTATGGAGGCTGAGGATGCCAACTACATAATCGCGTTTGTCGACGAGGTTAAGCGTCTGGCGGGGGTGGACAAGTTCCACGATGACAAGGCACTGGCCGCGGCCATCAAGACGCATGGACAGCAGGCCGCTCGCGTGGCGAAGGATGGAGCTGATCTCGTAGAGCAGTCCATGAGTAGTTCCATCCGGGAATTTAACCGGGCTATGAAAGCATTGGACCAGTTCGGCCCCGTGCAGATCGTAAAGGGGCCCGGTGGAACCGAGGTGGTGCCAGCCACAGGTGCCGCGGCGACCCCCGTCGTAGACGCCCCCGAAGGGTCGGGCGACAATCTGCTCGGCGACGGAGGCATACGGGCCGCGGAGGAGCGGTTTGGCGATCAGTTTGGCATCGGTCGGACACCCGGCGAGGGCCCGGAGTCGCAGGTCTCGGCCGCCTCGTACGGAGCGACCCCCGCCGAGGAGGCACAGCTGACAGCCAAGCTGGACAACCTCTTCGGTCTGCCGTCTGTCGAGGAGGACGACTCCGACGCCCGGCCGGAACCGGAGGGTGACGGAGACCAGGTGCTTCCGAAGGTCCGCGACGCCCTTGCCCGGGCGGGTCTGCCCATGCAGATGGCGACACCGTACGGCAGCGCCGACGCAATGGCGGCGCTGGTCGGGGCGATCCTGCGCAACGATGCAACCCCGGAGCAGCGCGAAGTGGCGGCGGAAATCGCCAAGCGCGCGGCGACCCTCAAGGGGATCCGCCAGGACAAGATAGACGGTGCCCTGGCCAGGGTCAACTGGCTCTACGGGACGTCGCCGGACAAGGTGTCCGAGACCATGGCAAGCGGCATCCTCCGTGCCCTGGCGGCGGGCGGGTACTCGACGAACGGGACGGCCAGGACGGTCGGCGGGAACCCGATGCGCAGCCGGAGGAGCAGGACCACGCGGGCGTCCCTGGCCGCCGCGGTGGCCGTCGCCTCCGGCACGACCCCCGCCGACATCCTGGAGGCCGCCTTGTTCGACATCCGCGGCATACGGAACCGCCGCGGAAGTGGAAACACGCTCTCCGACGTCGTGTTCGACGAGCACGTCATACCCGCCCTCGAGGCGCTCTATTCCAGGGCGTCGGACGCCACGGGGCTCCTCGAGATGTTCGACCCCGGGAACTCCGAGGGGCCGTCCAGGTTCGATCCGCACAGGGTGTTCGCCACGCTCGGGGCCGGGCTTGTGGAGGTCAAGGACGCCAATGGCAACCGCGTGAAGTACCGCGTGGCGGACGCCCGGTCCTCGAACAACCCGCACCACCTCGGGAACGTCGACCTGTACAAGGACCACGAGGAGGACCCGGACTTCCAGAGGGCCATGGGGATCGCGCTCGACGCCGTGTACATGGTGGCGGCCGCGCGCCGGATGTACCTGGACCTCGGGTTCCGCCCGGGCACCGTGGACCAGGCCCTCTACGCCCCGGGCATGCTTTCGCCGGCGGAGATGGCCGCCGACCTTGCCGCCGCCCCGGAGCAGTACGAGGATCCGTCGTTCAGCGCGGTGGACAGCGGGTGGTTCGTCGCCGCGTCGCAGGACGACTGGCTCGACTCCATCATGCGCCCGTCGTTCGGCTCCGTCAGCCTCAAGGCGGCCATCCAGAACTCCCACCGCGCGGTGGACAGGTTCAGGTGGAGGGCCAGGTCGCTCAACAGCATGCACGCGCTCGAGTACGGGCTTTCCGGCAACCCCGGGGACGCCCTCATCGCGCTCGATGACAAATACGAGGGCGGGAGGTTCGCCTGGTCCGAGGGCGGGATCACGGACGAGCGGGCGCGGGACTTCTCCGCGACCAGCTCCTACAAGCTGGGCGACCGCGTGCGGCGCGGCGGCAGGCTGTGGCGGGCCAAGGAGGACATGGGGCCCGGCGTCTGGGACGAGTCCAAGTTCGACGAGGTCTACGAGGACCCCATCCGCCGCTACGACCACCTCGGCCGCACACCGGCCAAGGACGCCGGCGGACGCCGGATCGTCATGACCCGCCGGGACATTCGGGTCGTGGACCTCGTCCTGAAGGCGCGCCAGGCCTGGCTCTCGGGCGCGCGGAAGCTCGTGACCGGCGTGGACGGGCTCACGTTCTCGTACGACATGTCATCCGACGTGGCCGACTACACGCGTGCGAAGGTGGAGGAGCGCCGCAGGCGCGGGTTCGCCGGAGGGGAGACGGACTTCGACCGCGCCCTCCACAGGCTGGACATACAGCTCCGCGACTCCCTCGGCGACGAGCCCTTCGACTGGATAACGGAGTCCGGGGACGGCAACTACGGCCTCCGTGACTCCCTCGTGACCGCGGCGTGCGACGCCCTCAGGCGCGCGAAGGAGCTCGTCGACGCGAGGAGGATGTCGCAGGCGCGCGTGAACGACTTCGTCATAGCGGAGCTCAGCAGGGCCGGGCTCGTCAACGGCGTGCAGAAGTACTCCGACGAGTTCAAGTCCCCGGTGTACATACACGCGGCGGTGGCGCTCGACCCCCAGAGGATCGAGGACCTGTTCACCGAGAAGGACCCGTCCGCCTCCGGGCCGGAGGCCTACCGCAACGAGACGTACCGGAAGCTCATCATGGCCGGCCGCCGCGAGGAGTGGCTGAGCCGCGAGGCCTACCTGCGCCCCTACGCGGACCTCGTTCGCGAGATGCGCCAGTTCGCCCTCGCCAACCCGTTCATCTCGAACGGCGCCGCCAGGTTCTTCCAGAGCGTCACATCCCCGCTCCCGTTCTCCGGCGGCGACGGCGTCACCGTGTACGGGCTGACCAGGGCGGCGGAGAGGGACGCCGCGGAGGTCGCCGCGGAGGTCCGGACGAGCTTCGCCGACGCCTTCGTGCGGAACATCGGCAACGAGGCCCCGGTCCTGGAGGCGCCTCCGGACATTGTGCTCATGGCGCGCCAGCTGTTCCACCTGCCCGTCGGGGACGTGGAGCTCACGCGCAGGCGGCTTGCGAAGGGGGACTTCGCCGGCGTCCGCGGGCTCGAGGACATAAACGCCGAGTCGAAGGTGTCCGACCTCGTGAGGGCCGTCGCCAGGAGGCTGGACGACCTTGTGTGGGACAGGTCGTTCGGGCGGCGCGGCGCCGAGCTGTTCGGTGGCATCGGCGTCGTCAAGAGCCTCGTGGCCGAGTACAGGGCGGGGGCGGTGGACGCCAACGCCCCCGTCCCGAACGTGTCCGGCCTCGCGCCCGACGTCGTGCACCGCATGACGGGCAGGCTTCCGGCCAACTTCCAGGCCGGGCACGCCGTGGTGAACATGGTCGACGGCCTCGCCAACGCGCTTGCGTACAGGGCCACGCTCGTCAACATGGTGACCACGCCCGACGCGGACGGCATGCCCCTCTGCTACGCGAAGCCCGCGCTGGACGCCGAGTCCACCACGGGCGTGCCCGACGCCGTGTGGGGCGAGGTCGCGCGCTGGTGGGGGGAGATCCACGGGCTCGCGTACGACGGGCTCAAGACCGGCGTGGAGAACGCGCGCGCCATGTACGACGAGATCGTCGAGGGCGGGCGGATCGACAAGAAGGACTTCGGGTCGATCAACCCGGAGGACATGGACAACCGCGCGGTCGAGGGCTTCTGGGCGAGGAAGGGCGTCCCGGAAGGGGAGAGCCAGCTCTCCCGCCTCGCGGGCGGGTACGCGCTCGGCTACGCCAAGCACCTGTTCCGGTCCACCAAGGGCCTCGGCTCCCGCTGGCAGCGCGAGATGATCCACCGCGCGTGGGCGTACTCGAAGGCCATGAGCGTCAGCTTCTCCCTGTTCTTCCCGATCGCCACCCGCTTCGAGTCCCCGGTCGGCGCCATGGGCATGATGGCCACGCTCGGCAGCAACATCAGCCCCGAGTTCGTCCGCCGGCACGCGAAGGCGCTCAACGGCATACTCGGCGCCCTCGGGTCGCCCGCGTGGATCACGCGCGGGTTCGTGGGCGAGGCCGACTTCGCGAAGATGCTGGACTCCAACGACCCGTTCCTGGCGGAGATGTACGACTTCGCGTCGGCCATCGGCCTCACGATGTCCACGTCGGACGTGAACCCGGAGGAGAACGCCAGGGGGCTTCTGCAGAACGACCTGAAGAACATGGTCGCCGTCGTCCGCGAGAAGTTCGGGGACAAGGCCGCGAAGAAGGTGGCCGACATCTCCGGCGCCCTCCTGACGCGCGCGTCCGAGAAGGCGTTCACGTATCACCTCAACGCCACGAAGCTCGCGGTGGCCGCGCAGCTCTGCATGAAGCTCCGCGCGGACGCGGCGACGAGGGGCATCGCCTTCGACCCGGTCCGCGACATGCGCAGGTACTCCTCGTACGTCAACGCCGAGATCGGCGGCATCGACCCGCTGCAGTACGCCTGGGCGCACCCGGGGATGCAGAACTTCATGAACTCGCTGTTCTTCTCCTGGCAGTGGACGCGCGGCGCGTGGGAGGCCGGCGGGGGCAAGATCATCGAGCAGGTCCTGTTCGGCGGGCACGACGTCACCCCGGAGGAACGCAAGTACATCATCGGGCGGGCGATCCGCATGTACGGATGGATCGCGTTCGGGCTACCGACCCTCGCGCAGCTGCTCATCAAGGGCATTGCGATGGCGATCGACCCCGACCACGAGGACCGCGACGACGAGAAGTGGTGGATCTGGGAGAACGAGGACAAGGCCAACATGAGGGCCTTCGATCTCACGCCCCTCATGCGCGCGATCGCCAAGCGCTTCCCGCGGTACGCCGAGTTCCGCGGCGAGCACGGGTTCATCGCCGGACTCCCTACCGCCGCGTTCATGCTGACCAAGAGCCCGTGGCTCGTGCCGATGGCGATGCCGGTGTACACGGGGTCGGACGCCCGCAACACGACCGGCGGACGCCACTATTACATGCGCTTCGGCAAGCAGGTGTGGGAGTTCAACCGGTGGTTCGAGGATCCGTTCTCCCAGTTCATGTCGAAGCTGTCCATGCCGATCCAGCGGCTCACGGAGGGCGTCCTCGGCCGCTCGCTCACGTGGATGGACCATCCGCTTCCGTGGAACGACAAGGGCGAGCTGGAGCGGTGGCTGCTCCCGACGAGGGATTCGGCGATAGTCAACCTGCTGAAGGCCTTCATGCCGTTCAGCTTCGCCGGACTGTCCGACATGGGGGACGCGGGGCTTCTGCCGGTCCTGGGCCCCGTCTCCATGGGCAACAGCGGACAGGCCGCCCTGAAGGATCTCAAGCGCGACCTGGAGGCCTGGGTCTCCAACGACCGCGCCTGGTACAGGAAGCCCCGCGACCTGAAGCGCGCGTCGACGGGCGCCGTGTCCCTGCGCCGGTTCCGGGCGAGGGTCGGGGACAACCCCGTGCTCTGGCACTACGTGTCGGAGCTCCTGGCCAACGGCTACTCGGAGGCGCAGGCGCGGAAGATGGTCGACCGGGCCGTCGGGGACCTGCGCAGCGAACGGTACCGCGTGCTGGAGGACCTGGTCCCGAGCCGGCCGGACGGCAGCTACGACACCAAGAAGTGGTCCAGGACGGTGCGCGAGCTCCAGAAGCTGGGGCGCACGTCGGGTGCCATATACAAGGCCCTGATGTCCAGGCTCAAGGACTCGACGGCGTGGCAGCAGCGCGCGTCGCTCGAGCTCAGGCGCAGGTACAGGGAGATGGTCTTCCAGGAGACGCGGAAAACGTACGGAGAAAGGAGCTACTGACATGTCACGGAAAGTTGGAGTTACACAGCATCTGGCCATAACCCGGATCCCGACGATGTCGGAGATGGCGCGCATGAGGCAGTGGGAGCGGAGCGGCGGACAGCTGCACCCGACCGACGCGTCGGTCGTGATGCTCGACCACGTTAGGGACGCCACGCAGACCGGACGCGCACTCAGCCACGGGCTGTCGCACTCGCAGGGGCGCGTGGCGCTCAACCGCGGGATACGGCTTCAGGCCATGAACGAGGACCCACTGGCGTTCATGACGGAGGCGGAGGTGCGCGACCACGTCAGCGGAATGAACACGTCGCATCAGCTCGGGCTTACGGAGGAAGAGGTGAACAGGCACACGCTCCAGCTGGTGGGGGAGGCGCAAGCCAGGGCGCGTGAGCGCCACCGCATGGCGGTCCTGCGGCACTACAGCCCGGCGACGGACGGCAGGTCGAGGGGGAAGGACGACTTCGTCCTGGACATCCTGTGGAACCGGAAGAGGCGCAACACAGAGCCGACGTCGTGGTCGAGCGCCATCCGCGGGCCCCAGGCGGTCTTCGGCGGCCCCACGTCGGACATGAAGGGAGGGCGTACCGTGCGGGCCGCGACCGGTGGCGGGCGGCCCGGGGACTTCGCCGATGCGGAGCAGGGCACGCCGCCCGCGGAGACGTCGGCGTCCGGGAGACTCCGGAGCGCCATGTCCACGGGGCGGGCCGAGCAGGCCGCATACAGGGCCATACAGAAGGAGTTCTACGAGAAGCACGGCCGCAGCATGGACGAGGACACCGCGTGGCTGCGGGCCGGCATGAAGACCGGATCGCTCAGCAGGGACGCCGCCCTGAGATGGGGCCGTGAAATCAGACAGGAGCGCGACATGGCCCTGGCCAGGCGACTGGCCGCGGAGGATATCGCCGGCATGCCGCGCGATGCAAATGGATTCATCGTGCCGCGGAGCGAGGACCCGTTCGTCAGGTACGAGACCTGGGACCTGCGCCGGGCGGCTGTGCAAAGCATGCTCAACGCCACCGGGCGCGGGGCGGACGCGGAGTTCACCCCCGCGCAGAAGATGTTCCTGAGCCACAAGTACGGACTGGCACCGCAGGTGTCGCTGCACGAGTCGTACCGGCAGGTCCCGGGGTCAGGCCACGGTCCACAGGGGACGTTCGACAAGGGCGGGGCAAAGAGCTTCAGGCTGGTGCCCGAGGGCCACGTCGTCGACGTGGACACGGGGTCCATCTACTCGGAGACGGATCCCCGTGTCGCGTTCAGCAGGAGCAGCATCGCCAGGGCCCGGGACCAGGGGGTGCTGAACCGGCTCAACCCGGTGACCCTGATGAACAACCTGGTCCACCCGGGGTTTGGCAGCGACAGCGTGAAGACCCAGGTGTTCGTGTCTCCTGAGGAGTACAATCTCCGGATAGGCGGAGGCTCGATTACGTGGGCTGAGCGGACCGGCAGGTACACGCCCATGGAGGATGAGTTTGCGGATCCGAACTGGCGGCATTTCCGGGACGCTGGCGAGCGCTACCCCGGCGACTTCGTTCCCAAGCTTGCCAAGGCGCGCAGGCGCGCCCGTCCGGCGCAGAACCCCCTGGCCGGCATCGGTCCCTTCGAGAAGCTTCCGGCGGCGGCGGCGGAGTTCGGGGGACTTCCGGCGACGGCGCGCACCGGCGCGGTGCCCAGGCTGCGGCGCCCCAACCCGGGGGCCTTCATCGGACACCAGCTTCCGGGCTCGGCCAGGACCCGGCTGAAGGAGGAGAAGATCCATGGCAAATAATCCGGCGATGCTCGGCATCATCACGTTCGGCCAGGCGGCATCCCGCCTCGGCCGCCGGGCGGTCGTCGACGCGCTGGTGAAGGACGGCATGCCGAGGAAGGCCGCCATGGCGAAGGCCGGGTACCAGAGGGGGCCGTACGGTACGGGAGTCGAGACGCGCGGCGACGCGTTCTTCAAGTCCACGGCGGTATATGGTTCGCAGCCGGTTGGCCGCCTGTCCGAGGTGGCCGACGTCCACGAGGACATCGAGACCGCCTACCCGGGCATCGGGCAGTCCCTGCGGGTGGAGGTCGTCCCGGACGGGGAGTGGGCGGCCAGGGTGGCCGCGGCCCGCCGTTCCCTGAGGCTGTGGGAACGAGACGGCGGAACGTCGTCCGCGTTCTACGACCGCGGCAACAACCTGATCGCCGTCCGCGCCCAGATGCCGGGCGAGTCCATCAAGGGGTACGTAGACCGCGCGGACGGGTCCCTCGTCCACGAGCTCCAGCACTACGCGCAGCACCAGGATGGCCTCCGGCCCCCGAGGCGGCACGTGGACGCCTACGACTACAGGGTGGACGGACTCGAGGTCGACGCCCGCAACTCGGCCGCCCGGCGCAAGCTCACGCCGGAGGAGCGCGCGGAGCTGCCGAGGGAGATGACGCAGGACGTGAAGCCGGCGGACGTGCGGCAGGACTGGGGTGGGGGGTCGGTGCGGAACGAGACCGCCCGGGCGAGCGCGCCCGCCCCCTCGCCGCGGATCCGGCTCGAGCCGGAGGAGCCCCGGACGGTGATCCGGGCGAAGACGAGCTATGAGAAGTGGCAGGATGAACAGAGGAAGAACGACTCCTTCATCCACGATGTGATAGACGAGCTCCCCGGCCGCCCCGTCCGGAATGCGGCCAGGTCCCTTGTGTACGGGGCGGCGCGGTTCGGTGAGGGGCTGCTCCGCGTGGCGCACGAACTCTCCGGCCCCCTGCGCCCGTTCGGCAGCGACCGCTTCGCCTACAACGGGTTCGGGAAGCTGGCGGACTCCATCGACGACGAGATCGAGCGGCACCCGTACGAGTACGACCCAGACGACACGCAGATCGCCCCCGTCGCCGAGGGCCTCGTCAACCTCGGGCTCACGGCATGGTTCGGCGGCCGGGTCGCCAAGCTGGGGGGCGGAAGCGCACTCGGCAGGGGCGTCGGCCAGGCGGTCCTGCCGGCGACGTTCGGCGCGAACGCCAAGGCGCAGGCCCTGCGTCAGATGGAGGCCGAGGGCATAGACACGACCGACCCGGTGAACCAGCTGATGGCGAACGCCCGCGGCGCCGCGAGCACCGCGCTGTGGGCCGTCCCGTTCGGCAGGTACCGGGGGACCCCGGTGGAACTGGCCGGCGTATCCTACGCCCAGCGCGTCGGAAGGGGCGCGGCCAACATCTTCACCAGGGCCGCCCTCGACGACTTCGCGGGTTCCGGAACACTCCTCGCCGCAACGGAGCGGGCGATCGCGAATGCGCAGGACAGCCAGCCCTGGCAGGAGCGGATGACCGAGCAGGAGCGCAAGGAGTACCTTCGCGATCTCGAGCAGGTCACGTCGCCCGTATTCGACCCGTACGGCCGGAGGATATACAGTTACCGGGACTACGACGGCGCCCTGGAGGGCATCGACCAGAAGTACGAGCAGATAGTGACCGACCGGGAACGCCGGGAGTTCTTGGCCCGGTTGCTGGAGGGGCTCGGCGGGGCCACCGGTCACGCCTTGGACGTGGGTACGAGGTCCGCGCCCTTTGGTCTGGTCGCCCCTGCCAGGGTCGAATTTGGGTCTGGCAACGGTCGACTTGGCAGAGTGCCTAGCCCCGTGCGGCAGGACGCCAAGGGCGGCGACAACTTCGGTACGTTCAGGAACTTCCTCGCGACCGACGACGTCCCGGAGTCCATCTTCGGGATCCCTGTCGTCCAGGACGAGTCGCAGTACACGGAGAAGGACCTCAAGTTCTTCAGGGAGAACCCGAAGGCCGCGGGGTTCTACGATCTCGGCGACGAGGAGGTTGACAAGACCGTCCCGCAGCAGGCCGTAAAGGTGGGCGGACCCCTCGTCCCGGCGACCCTTTCGGACGAGGGGCGCCCGATGCACATGTTCCGCGACGAGGACGGGAAGGTCACGGGCTACGGCACGACGCGCTCGATCGTGCACGAGTCGGACGGGCGGTTCTTCGTCATCCCGACGATAGTGCCTGGGCCGGACGGCGGCACCCGCGTCCTGGGCGACGACGAGGCGGCCAGGCGGTTCTCGGAGACCGGGGAGCACTGGGGCGGCTACGCCGACCGGCAGGCGGCGGAGGAGGCGGCGGAGGCCGTCCACGAACGCCACGCGAGGCTATACGGGCGGGCGTGGAACGACTACATCCAGGACCACTGGGACGAGATGTCCGACGAGATCCGGAACGACCCCGGCGTGCTCGACGCGAGACACGCGAGGACGCGCGGCGCATATCCCGGGAGCCTCAACAACCCGGGCAACGTCGAGAAGAGGAAAGAGCGCCGACAGGGCGAGGTCGACTCGCCGCACGAGCGCTGGGCGAAGTTCGCGACGCCCCAGGACGGGCTCCGCGAGATGGCGGACGCCATCCGCCAGATCGCCGCAGTGAAGCTCGCGGAGAAGGGTCTGCCGTTCACGATCCGTAACTTCGCCGGCGTCTACGCGCCGAGCACGGAGAACGCCACGGCCAAGTACGTCGCGGACATAAGCGCGGACTCCGGGTTCGACCCGGACACCGAGCTGCACAGGTTCGACGAGGGGGACATGGCGAAGTTCCTGAAGAGCGTCGTCAGGTTCGAGAGCGGGGCCCCGCACTCGGCCTGGTTCACGGACGAGGAGTACGCAGAGGCAGCGAGGAAGCTGCAGGAAGGAGCGGTAGACTAATGCCACTGAGACTGCCATTTAGACCCGTGCGTCAGCCAGCAGGCCAGCACACGATACCGGTGGTATTTCCTGTACCGCCTTCTGCGCGGCGTCAAGCCCGTAGAGCGTTTGAACATGGTGTATCTGAGGGTACCGTCTTTTCCAAGCTGGGGATCTTGCGAGACTATGACAACGACTATGTTGCCAGAATCGAGGACATACCGTTGTCTAGCGTTGGTTCGCTACGACTTACGGGCCGGTCTCCGACTGTGCTGGATTTCATAAAACACCCAGTACGCACGACTAGGGCGGTGCGTAATATCAAGGAGGACATTCCGCTTGTAGAACTCTTTTCCGAGGACGGGAGAAGGCGTTTACTTCATGAGCTTGACGCTGATGCCAACCATAGTGTCCATAATATCGTGAAGGACGTCGTTACCTTTGACCCGAGTCTGCCCGCCGGGGAAGGGATGACAGAAGGGAATCACATCACGGTTAGCACCGCACTAAACGGGCGTGATCCTCGAAACGTAGGGGCCACCTTTGCCCACGAGGTGGGGCACGTATCGTCGCGGGTGATTGGCGGGCTCTCTCGCTCCGTCTCGCCCGCGACTGCGCTGGACGATCTGCTGGACGATTGGAACCGGGCACGTGGATACTCCTGGTACAACACGATTAAGAGGGACTTGGATACCGCACTTGATAAGGCCATGGCGCTCGATAATCATGAGATATATAATCGAACGGTCGAGGAGGTCCGGAACGAAGCTCTGGCCCGCGCGACACTGCAGGGCAAACCGGGGAGCTCAGTGTTCCTCAAAAAAGAGTATATAACGGTGGATGGGGATACAATCAAACCAGATGAGCTCATAGCTCGTCCCCCGGTGAGCGGAATATCCCCGAAGTCCCCCTATTCGCAACGTATCCGAGGAATGGACGCCAAGGGCGGCAATACGCGCTCGGACACCAAGGGCGGCGACACCCCCGGTGCCTCCGGTGCGCCCGCTCCGGAGGGCTCCGCCCCCGCGCAGCCCGGCGGCCCGAGGATCGTCGTCAACCCGCAGGTCTTCAGGGACAGGCGCGACGCCCTGTGCGTCGCCTTCAACGAGGCCTTCCGCGTGGTGATGGAGGAGAACGGCTTCGAGCCCGTCTCCGAACCGACCGAGAAGCAGAGGAAGTTCTTCGCGGACACGGCGTACGCCAACGACGAGCTGCAGCTCCGCAGGACGATCCTCGCGCGAATCGCCACGCTCGACACGTCCGTCAGCGATCCGACCGACGAGCAGCTCGAGGAGACCGTGGAGATGCTGGAGATGGTGATGGAGGTCGGCGCCCCGCAGAACGAGTGGGAGCAGCAGGCCGTCCAGAGGCTCCACGACGTCGTCGCGAAGGCGAGGGAGGGGCACGTGCAGAACGAGGAACAGCCGGAAGCTCCGCAGGACGAGGCGTCCACGCAGGCCGATGTCGGCGGTGGCGTCACCGACGAGGACAAGGCGACGGCCTGGGAGGCGGGCAAGCGCTTCGACATGGGCAAGGGCAAGTACTTCCTGGCCGGCGAGAAGGAGGGCGAAGGCGAGATCCGCTGGTCCGCCGACGACTCCGTCGCCATGGGCGGGGTGACCGGGTTCAAGTCGTGGGGCAAACGCGGCGCCAACTCCAACTTTGAGTACAAGACCGACACCGGATCCCTCCGCTTTGAGACCTACGACGAAAACGGGGAGAAGCTTAGGACATGGAACCAGTCCCTGGCGAGGATCGACCGCAAGGCCAACGATGGCCACGTGATAAAGGCGGGGGAGGTTGTTGCAGAGACAATCCAGCTACATAGGCCAGAGGGTGTCAAGCTAGCCGACGGTGCCTCCGGGACATATACATATGTCGAATCCAGAAACAACGTCTCCGGCGAAGTTAAAAAGGGCTCCAGCTATCCGCGTTTACATCACCCCGGTCTCAAGTATATGCGCACCTGGGAACCGGGTGCGCGCATCGACATGGGACAGGGTAAGTTTTTCCTAGCGGGGGCGGACAAGGGGACGGGTGCCATCTACGGCGCAGACGGGTCTGCCATCCATCGGAACGTGACAGACTTTAGCATGACCCATGTAGACGACCATGGAACCGACTTTAATTATGTCACTGACACGGGGGCGCATCGGACAGAGCACCTTCTGCTCCCCGACAGCAAGAACACATCTTCCATAAAATCTGCCATATACTCTAAATCCGGAGACCTGCTATCGAAATCAACCGTCGATACCGAAGGTACCTATCATCAGGTCCAACGGCGGGTCCACGGTACCAATCTGGCAACGGTAACGGAACGCAGCGTCCTCACGGGCACAATGGAGAAGCCCGAGGTTTACGCCATCGACATCACCACTGGCGAGAGGCTCGCGGCTGGAGGGGACGGCGATTCAGTCGGCGCCACGACGCCGAACCCCGCCCCATCCATCCTCCCGCAGCCCGCGGCCCCGCAGCCCGCGGCCCCGCAGCCCGCGGCCCCGCAGCCCGCGCCGTCCATAGCCCCGCCGGCCCCCGGCAAGTCCGGAAACAGCCTAGCCGGCGACGCCCCGTCCACCGTCCCCGACGAGCCGACCGACGGGGTCGTAGTAGGCCCCGGCGGACGGAAGACGTACAAGGACGCGTCCGGACGCCGCATCACCCGGGACGCCTGGAGGAAACTGCACGGTCTTGCTTGACCCCCTCCGCCCACTGTGGTATCATATAGCCAAGGAGTAAAACCATGCCACCCTGCAACTGCCACCATCCGTTTCCGAGACCCGAACCCTTCTCCCCGCTCCCCCGCCCGGGTCAGGTCCCGGACTGGGGCAAGTGGATCCGGGACCGCCTCGCCGAGAAAGGCGCGCTCCTCACGTACCCATCCATCGACGCATTCCCGGACCCCGGGGCGGGGCCCAACCTGTACCTCGCGGAGGACACGGACATAGTCTACAGGTGGGACGGTGCCCACTACCAGGTCGTGTTCGAACCGGCGTCGGCGAACGACGTCCTGGAGTACGAGGACCGGGGGCACTTCCCGGAGACGGGCCGCCATGGCAAGCTGTACATCGCCGCGGACACGGGGAGCCTGTACCGCTGGGACGATACCGACTATGCGGAGCTCCTGCCGGGCAAGGCCGACAAGGTCGTCCCGGCCGCCGAAGGGAACCTTGCGGCGCTTGCGCAGGACGGGAACCTTGCGGACAGTGGGAAGAAGCCGGCCGACTTCGCGACCGCCGCGCAGGGCGCGAAGGCGGACACCGCCGTGCAGTCCATCGCGGTGGGTACCAGTACCGTTGAACCTGGGGAAGGCGGAGTGCTCACCCTGCCCGTGTCCTCGAGCGCCACGTCGAGTTCGGAGACCACCGTCGCCACGTCCAAGGCCGTGAAGCTCGTGAACGACAAGGTGACTGTCATAGAGGGCAAGATCCCGTCCCAGGCGTCCGCCTCGAACCAGCTCGCGGACAAGGATTTCGTCAACTCGTCCATAGCGACGGAGACCGCGACGTTCAGGAAGACGTTCAACCTCGTGACCGACCTCGGGCTCCCGCTCAACGCGACGCACGAGCAGGTGGCCGCGGCCGTGAAGACAGAGCTCGGGCAGACGGCCTACGACGGAAACGACTACGTGTTCGTCCAGATCCCGCAGGACCTGGAGCACACCGACGCGATGAAGCAGGTCGACCGCTACAAGTGCGTCGAGACCGGCACGGACCCCGTCGTGAAGAACTGGGAGTACGAGTGGACACTCAACAACTCGTCGTTCACGGCGGCGCAGTGGGCGGCGATCGTCAGCGGAATCACGAGTGGCCTGGTGGCAAAGCTAAAAGCGCTTCAGACTGCCGATGCGCTTGCGCAGGCGCTCGCTGGCAAGCGCGACTACACCGATCTTTCGTACAACACCCAAGTTACCGTCAACGCGCCCGCACTACACGCCATACTCACCTCGCGCGGAACGCAACTTCTGGAATACTACCTCCCGTGCACAGAGGTGATGCCCGCAACTCCACGGATCAACCATGTCTATACATGGCGCAAAGAAGGCGCGGAGTTCTACATCACGCAGGGCGTAAGCGTGTACTCGACTTCATGGAAACTGTTCAATTCAAGCGGTGAACAATTATCAAGCGTTTCGACAGACAACGCGACACAGGGGTACTTCCCCGCTCTGACGTTCGAGACCTCGGCGTACGCCGCAGTTACCAGCACGAAGGTAAATAGCTATCCCGACGAAGTACAAGATGCCCTTGCGCTCGACAGCAATATTGCCGCCGCGCTCGCGGGCAAGCTCAACAACACAGCCGTATCCGAGTCCCTTCTAGACATTCCGCTTGGCAACTATGCGGACATGGACTCAATCGCCGACAGGCTCGACTCGGTAGTCCGCGCATTGAAGGGGCTATACGGACCTGACGATAGGACGCTATACTTCCGCAGCCTGCAGGACGGTTCGACCGTAGCTATGCAGAAAGTCGGTTCCGCGCCTGATGTGTTGCTGGAATACTCGATCGACGACGGTGTCAACTGGTCACCATTCGTGGTCGGCGAAACACCTGTCACGCTAAATCGCGGTAAGTGGGCTCGCATCAGGGCTACTTCCGAGGCAACGCAGACGCAGTTCGCGACATCACCCTCGGCATACAATAAATTTTTGCTTGGCGGGAGCATTACGGTTGGCGGGAACTCCATGTCTCTGTTCTACCACGAGTATGCAGACATAGCCGCGGCAACAGCTTTCCCGGACGCTAGTAAAAGCAACATACTGGCAAACTTGTTCCAGGGGGATGTAGCTCTCAAAGATGCGTCTTCCTTAGTACTTCCGGCGACTACGCTTGCCTCCTTCTGCTACAACAGCATGTTCCAAGGCTGCACGTTGCTTACCGCTGCTCCGGAACTTCCGGCGACTACGCTTGCCTCCTACTGCTACGGCAGCATGTTCCAAGGCTGCACATCGCTTACCGATGCTCCGGAACTTCCGGCGACTACGCTTGCCTCCTACTGCTACAGCGGCCTGTTCAGTGGCTGCACATCGCTTACCGATGCTCCGGAACTTCCGGCGACTACGCTTGCCTCCTTCTGCTACAACAGCATGTTCCAAGGCTGCACATCGCTTACCGATGCTCCGGAACTTCCGGCGACTACGCTTGGCTTCTACTGCTACAGCGACATGTTCAGTGGCTGCACGTCGCTTACCGCCGCTCCGGAACTTCCGGCTACTGTGCTTGCCTCTAGCTGCTACAGCAGCATGTTCCGTGGCTGCACGTCGCTGACCAGTGTTTACGTAGATTTTGGCGCATGGAGTCCGTCAAATGCAACTTCCAACTGGCTAAACGGTGTGGCGGCAACGGGCGAGTTTCACTGCAAGCCCGGACTCGACACCTCCACTACGGGGGGAAGTACGGTTCCCTCGGGCTGGACAGTATTCAAGGACAGATAATTTAAGGAGGACACCATGTCAGCGATCGCAAAGATACCGAGGACCGCGGAAGTCTACACGAAACGCGAGACCGACCTCGCGATTCAGCAGTCGGTAAAGCCAATCAAGAGAGATGTTGAGTCCCTTCTCTTCGCCAAATACTACCCTGAGGGCAATGTAAAGAGTGCGGCGGAGTTCACGCAGGGCATAAAGTACAATTTCGACACCGCGAACCATACGGCAACGGTCAAGTCGTTTACCAACACGGGCAATTCGGAGAACGACAACAGCGGACTCGTCGGGCGTGTCGTCATACCGCCGTTCGTGGACGCAGGCGGCAACGGGTACATCACAGACGATGGCACGAGACTTAAGGTTGTGGGGGTGAGTAAGGGTGCGCCAGAGTACTTTAACCGAAACTTGACCGCTATCATCACGCCGACTACTGTGACGAGCGTCAATAATTTTGCATTTGGATCTTGTCCTTCGCTAACCTCCGTATCGTTTCCCACTGTCACGAGCATCGGGCCCGAGGCGTTCAGCGGATGCACCTCGCTAGTGTCCGTCTCGCTTCCCTCCACGACGAGCATCGATGGCGGGGTGTTCCAAGGTTGCACCTCTCTTGCGTCCGTCCATCTTCCCGCCATGACGAGCACCGGTGATGGGGCATTCTACAACTGCACCTCGCTTGCGTCGATAAACTTCGGCGCGACCCCCAGAGCCTCCGTGCCGACGCTCGGCAATGATGCGTTCATTGGCGTACCGAGCTCCTGCAAGATAATCGTGCCAGATGCGCAGTACAACGCATGGACCGCGGAGACCCTGCCCGACGAGTTTCCCAACCCGTGGCACGACCTCGTGACGGCTGGTTATAGGTTCCTCAAGCACTCCGAGTGGGAGTACGCGAGGAAGTATGAACTCGACGGCAAGCTCGACAAGAGCGGCGGCACGGTGATGGGCGACTTGGAAGTAGTCAATGACAGCTATGGGTTTACGGTGAAGAATACTTCTGGAGATTACTTGCAGATACGACATGGCACGGTTGCGGGTAATTTCTGGTACGTAAACTACTCCGTCGCTAACGTTGGTTCTGGTTCGCTTAGACTGCCATACGACAACATCATCCCTGCTAATGTATGTTCCCTTGCGGGATGGTTTAATGAATCAACCACCTACGCATGGAACAGCCTTTGTACAGACTTCCAGGGCGTTCTCTACCGTTGCGTCAACCCGAATGGGCATACCGGAGCATGGGTAGCCGCAGACTTTGCCGTGGCGAACGTAGAGGACGTTCTCGCGGTGCTCCGCACGGGCAAGCTCGACTCGACCTCCGCCGCGCCAGCGTTCTCGTCGGACAGCTCTGTGCAGTACGCCATCGGCTCGCACGTCACCTACAACGGCAAGCTATACAGGTGCACGACCGCGACGACTGGCGGCGCGTGGACTGGCTCGGCAAACTGGACGGCGGAGCCGATGACCGACACCCTCCGCTACGACTGCATCACGATTACCACGGGGCAACTGCAAGACCACGCCACGCAGAAGGTGACGCTCAATGCCGCGACGACCACGCTTACGCTCCCAGCGCTGACCAACCTGACGGACAAGGTGTCTGACTTCGGCATCGACATGGTAAACGGCTACGCCCCCGAAGTGGGCGGCACGCCTACGCCGGCCGCCGCGTCGTTCCAGCTCGACGGGGTGCTTGGCACGGACTACAACCTCATCGTTCCCGACGGCGAGACATGGAGCGAGATGACCAAGCTTGCGCCGAACGAGATGGCGGTCTACTACTTCACGCTTTCCGCGTTCTGGATCAACGACAAGCCGACGTGGGAAGTCATGAAGAAGGTTGTGACGCTCGTACCTGTTCCCCCGGCACCGTAAAGGAGATTTGCCATGACAAAGGTCAATCGCAACTACTGCAAGCCCGGCGCGGACATGAAGCCCGTGTTCGCGCCCACCGTGTTCCGCTACAACGGCAAGGACTACTGGCACCCGGAGAAGGAGGACTTCGCGCTGGTCGGCTACCTTCCGCTCTCTCCCGACTACCCTGTTGACCCTGCGCCAGACGGCCAGCACTGGGATCGCACGGACAAGATCGAGCCGAACGGCGATGCCGGCTACAAGTGGGTCTACGTTCTCGTGGACAACCCTCCTCCACCGCCTCGCAGGTGGACGCGGCTGGACATCCTTACCGCGCTGGGCGAGAGTGACATGTTCGACGCCGCGTTCGCGTATCTCAACAGCATAGAGGTCAAGCCGCACATCACCGCGTGGCTCGGGCTGAATACGGCGAACTACATCGAGGAGGGCTACCCCGACGCAGAGAAGTGGAACGCGCTCCTCGACGGTGCGGCGCAGGCTCTCGGCAAGACCCGCGAGGAAATCGACGCGTTCCTTGCGGCAATCCCGACGGAGGGCTGAAGATGGCGCTGATCAACCTACGCAACGCGCTGATGGCGGGAAAGCGCACGCCGACCGCGAAGGACTACGTGCAAGACGGCCTCGTCGTAGCGTGGGAGGGCATCGAGAACACGGGATATGGGAAGCACCAGTCCCGACCGACGAAATGGATAGACCTGACTGGCAATGGCCACGACTTCACGGCCATAGCGGGAACTACACTCGATTTTGGCAAAGACCACTATGCCGCGGACGGGAGCAAGTATCTCACGGCGACTCTTGACAAGGAGGTTTCGGAGGATATACGACATATTGAAGTTGTGTTGCACATGGGAGATTTGGATTCAGACGCTGTCTACGAGACGCTTATGTGCCTTAATACAAGCGGATTCAGAATAGCCGCTCCTACAACGTCTCCTGAAGTAATGAATCGAGGTTTTTCATTTTACCCCGGAGCAGCATCCTCTGTTTATTCCAGTGCCCACAATCTTACGACTGTCTCCTATGCGTTTAGTGTGGGCACGAATGTGAAGCCCTATGCTGTAAAGCAAACTTGGATGTCAGGTTCGATATTAGGAGCATATAGCAGTAGTGTTGGCTTTGCTAATTCATCTACGGGACTAATACCCAAGTCATATCGCGACAAGAACTTCAAGGGCGAAATATACAGGGTCGCGTTGTATTCACGGGAGTTGACCGCCGAGGAAGTAGCGCACAACTACGCCATCAACAAGGCGCGGTTCAAGTTGCCATGACTAAAGCAAGAACCAGCGGCATGAGCCGCAAAACCCCCGTCCTCGCCATTGCGCGGGGCGGGGCTTTTTGGTATAATTCACGTGGAGGGGCACAGCCCACGGGAGACACGAGAATGGCGGCCGACATCATAGCCGAGAACCAGACCGAGCGCACGATCCAGACGCTCATGAACGGAGACGCGGACGCGAAGACGCAGCAGGCGGCCCTCGCCGCCGTCCTGCGCGCCACCATGACGCAGGCCAAGGAGCTCGAGCAGATCAAGCAGAACCTGTGGAAGCCGGACGACCTGGAGAAGGCGGTCGACGCGCAGCTGAGGCTCAAGTGCCGGGAGTGCCCGGCGAGGCGGCACGCCGAGGAGGTGAAGGACAAGCCGGCGAACTGGTTCGTGACGCTCGTGACGTCCGAGTCGTTCCGGTACTTCCTCCTCATCCTGATGTTCGCGTGGGCCCTGATCGTCGTGACGTCCGGGAAGGACGCGGCGAAGGCCGTGGCGGAGAACGTCCGCGGGACCGTGACGGGTGTCCTCCCGAAGTAGCTTAAGCGCCGGCGCGGTGCCGTCGCGGAAAGGAGACCGAGAGATGATGAACATATTCAAGCTGTGCACGCAGTCCGGCCGCCGGAGCATCGCCTCCGACGCCTGGGACGCCGTCGTCACGCCGGAGGGCGTGACGGGCACCGTCGCCGAACAGGTCACGAAGGTCCTCGCGGAGTCCGACATCCCGCTCGGGAAGGCCGTCGCCATCGCCGAATACGCCGGCAAGGCGACCGACGTCGTCCAGGAGCTGTTCAAGGCCGCAGAGGACAAGGTGATCACCTACGAGGAGGCGAACGCCCTCCTCACGAAGATCTTCGACATCTTCGGGGCGAACCTCGCGGACACCCTCAAGGCGCTGAAGGACAAGGTTATCGAGAGAATCCCGTAACGAAAGGAGACGCCATGAACATCAAGAAGGCCAAGAAGAAGGCAAAGACCAAGGCGAAGGCCAAGGTCGCGAAGAAGCTCGCGAAGAAGGTGGCCGCCTGCGCAGTCATCCTCCTTGCCGTCGCCGGCTGCCAGTCGGTTCCGTCGAGGAGCCAGACGCTGACGATCAAGGACTGCACCATCAACGTCTACAAGGGCAACGCCGGGTCCGACACGAACCTCGTCGCCGCCGTCGAAATCGGCACGCAGACCATGGCCATCGAGAACAGCGGCACCGAGACGCAGTCGCCCACGCAGACCACGGACACCAAGCCGGACGTCGACGTCAGCGTCGGCGCGGCGCAGGGCGGCGGCATCCTCGAGACCGCCGCGGCGGCCGGCGTGAAGCGCCTCCTCGCCCCCACGGCCAACGCCGTCGGCACCGGGTCGTCCGCGTCGGTCACGGCTTCCGGATGCGAGGACGGGAGCTGCAGCCCCGGCTGCACGGACGGCTCGTGCTCGGAGAAGTAGCACCGGGCCATGAAAAAGCCCGCGGGGGAGACCCCGCGGGCTCTTTTTTACTTCGCTTCCCGGCGTAGCCTGTCGAGCTCGCGGGCCTGTACCTCGACCCGGCCTGCGAGCGCGTCGCGTTCGTGCCTCAGCTCGTCGTACGTGCGGATGCCCGCATGCACCGGGCTCGGGGGAATCAGTCCCTCCGCGACGAACAGCTTTTCCACGTACGCCCTGGTGAAGGGCTTCGCCTCGAAGACCATGGTCTCGGGAGCCGCCCCGGCGCGCACCCTGCGCACCGCGTCGTCCCAGCCCTCCTTGGCGCGCAGGGCCTCCTCGATCGCCTCGCGCAGCCGTCCCGCAAGCGCGTCCAGCCTGCGCCTCCGCAGCACCGCATCGACCACCGCGACCGCGAACGCGCCGCCCGCGGCGGCCAGGGCCACGCCTCCCGCCAGCATCGCAATGCCTCCCATGGCTCACCTCGCTTTCTTGAAGTCTTTCAGACTATCGCCACACAGCGCCTCGCCCACGTTCCCGTTGTGCGCCGCGACCTCGGCCAGCCGTGAAATGAGCGTAAGACGGTTTGCGTGATTGCCGGCAGCCGAACATTCACGGAGATACCGACCGGCGTACGGCCCCGTCAGGACAAGGTACTCCACTCGTTCGGGCACGGAAAGCCGGGACAGCATCTCCCACTCTTCCGGTGCATATTCTTGCACGTCCTTTATATACTGGTCGAGCGCCAGCTTCTCCTCGTCTGTCAGCTTATCCGCCGTAATTGTGCTTCCCATGCCTCACCTCGCCTTCCCGAAGTCGTTCTTCGCCCTCAGCGCGAAGTTGACGCGCCTCAGGCGCTTCTGCTCCGCCGTGGTGCGCTCGTCCTTCGCGCGCAGCCTGGACTGCTCGGCGCGCAGGGACGCCTTGGTCCTGCCGTCGAACATCCCCTTTGCCGATTCCGGCGTGTGCATCTTCTTTCCCCAGCTCATTTGTCTCCCTCCTTTACACCATGTTTGGCAATGAATGAAAATACTCGAAGCTGTCTTTCAGGAGCTTTGTCTAGTCTTTGAGGAACTGCTCATAGACGTCGGGCTGCCTCTTCATGACTGATGACTGTCGGTTCACCCCTGTGGCCCGGTTCGCTTCTGTAGACGACCCTCATTGTCCAGCACATAGCGCGCAGGACTGTGGCATCGGCCCGGCACCACCCCAGGTTCCAGCTGTGCGTGGTCCAGCGCCCCGTCGAGGCGTCAAGCACACGGTCGCGCCAACGGTTGACGACCTGCAGGTACTCGAACCCGTCGCCACTGCCTGATTCAGACTCACCCTTGTGTGCCTTTACACGAACAAGGTCAAGGTGTTCCAGCGGGTCGAACAGGTCATAGACCTCCTTGGTGACCGACACCTGGGGAGGTGAGTGCTTATCGTCGCGAAGCGCGTCAAGCGCGTCTTCCAATCTGCTATACGCGTCGTTCATTCTGCATCTCCTGTCTGTGCGCAGTTTATTCCACCACGCCTATTATGTCGTCCATCCGGACAAGCCTGTGGGGCACCCCGTCCCACATGAGGGACCGCCCGGCGTTCGGATGGCGGAGGACCACCCGGTCCCCCGCACCGAAGTCCGCCCGCTCGTCGACGCCCACCATGGCGACCGGGTAGTCCATGTGCGTGCGCCAGCCCGACTCCGGGAGGCGCACGACAACCCCGTTCTCCATGGTCTCCGGCGGGTCGTCCACGAGCAGGACGAACCTCTTAAGAGGCCGCAGGCGCACCATCTTGCTGTTCCTTCTGTGGCTTCCCGAACCGGTCGACGACGTCGTTGACGATCCGGATGAGGGCCTGGAGCCCCTTCGCCTGGTACGTCTCGAGCCTCACGGCGAGTTCCCTCACGAGGAACGCCCTCGAGTACGCCGTGTCGCACCTGGTCGCGTCGTGGGCGAGCGCGTTGAGGCGCGCCACCTCGTCGACGAGGTACTGGGATGCCTGCACGATCAGCTCGAGCGGGTTCTCCGGAGCGTTCGGGTCCACCTGGACCTGCCTGTTCGACGGTTCCTTCGCGACCGCCTGCGCGTTTACCTTTTCGTTCATGTGTCCTCCTTGCCGTTTTGCGGCACGTAGTTCCTGCCGCACCAGTTTATCAAATTGCCGTCCTCAGACACGGTCAGTCCGTACGGTGGACGGTTCAACATCCGCTGCAGCCACTCCGAGCTGCAGTGGCCCATGATTCCGCCGAACGGGTCACGGATGATACCGTTGTCCTGGATCTCGACGGTCAGCTTATAACATTGGCAAGCGCCTCCACTCATATCAGTCCTCCTTCTCGTACGGGTACTCCGTAATAAACTCGGAGTACGGCAGCTTCGCGATGAACTTCTCGCAGAACTCGTGCCACGCCGGGAGCCTGTGGTTCCGGCGCCAGCGCCAGATCTCGACCAGGTTCTCGTAGCTGCACGTCCACGTGATGCGCTCGTACAGGTACGAGTGCGGGAGCATGCGCTTCATCGAGCGGAAGATCCTCTCCGCCTCCTCTGTGCTGCCGTCCCCCTTGGCAATGAGGTAGTTCTCACGGGCTATGTTCAGCGCCTCGATCGTGTGGCTTAGTTGTACACGCTCGAGATCCGTCTCAGGCTTCTCGAAGTCGTCCTCGGTGAGCGGGCGGCTCGTGATCTTGTGCATCGTGCTCGACGAGTTGGCCGTGGTGCCGACCTTGTACGTCGCGAACTCGTGCATCAAGTACGCCGGCATCTTGCAGATGTCGACGATGACGCTGATCTGCCGCATGAACTTGCGGTGCGGTTGGCCCGCCTTGATGAGCCTGCGCGCTAGGTAGCAGTCGGACGTGCCGACCACTGTGTCTTGCTTGTGCAGGACTTCATCTGCCACATCTATCGTGTCGGACTTGTCCCACCCGCTCATGGCGTTGCGCATCCCGCGCAGCGCGTGCCGCATGTGGGAAACCTCTATGTTCTTGAACTCCATCTGTTATCCCTCCTTGTGTTTTTCGTACCGTTCGCACGGAAGCCGGCCGCAGTTCGTGCAGGGCGTGGAAAACCCGTCCTCGCCCTTGACCAGGTCGCACCCCAGGTACCACCGATTGGTCGTGGCCTCGATTATGCTGCGATGGTGTGGGCACAGGCCGGTGTTTTCGTCGTATACCAGCTCCAGCCGGTACTGGTTTGTGTCCTTGTCGAGAACTAGCTGCACCTCGCCGTCCCAGTGCCCCGAGTCGCACGCGGCGTGCAGGGCGGTCTCGAGCCTGTTGGCCGTCACGGGCAGCGCCGCAAGCACGATGCGCTTCATCACCAGCCCCTCCCGTAGAACTCCTTGGCCTCGGCCTTTGTGCCGGTGCCCACCAACACCCCGTTCTCCTCGACGCCGTAGACGTGCCGGCCGTCCTCCGCCTCGTAGAGGCAGAGGGCCAGCTGGCCGCCCCGGGCGGGCTTTTCGTGGAGCGTCCTCAGGAGCTTCAGCCCCCTCCGCAGGACGATGTCGCCCATGAGGCGCATGGCCTCCCGCTTGGACTCCATGATCTCGGCGTCCGTCATTTCGCGGATCCCCTTCCGTAGAGGAACTCCAGGAACCTTCGGTACACGAACTCGAATAAGTACGCGTGGGCCTCCTCGTTGTCGTCGTGCGGGACGCCGAGGTCCTTCAGCGCCCCGCAGACGAGGTGGAACGTCTCGTGCGCGAGGACACCGTGGTCGTGCGGCGAACCATCGAACCCGGGGATGCGGACGATCCGAATGACCTTGCCGTCCTCCGTCTGTATGCGGAGGGCGTCGGCGAGGACGGTCTCGTCCACGTCGTCGAGCTCCACGCGGCCCTCCTTGTCCAGGTCCAGCCAGGCCTCCTGGATCCGCTCCGTGAGCCATGCCGCGCCCATCTCCTTCAGCGGGCCGACGGCGAGGCCTATGCGGCGCTCGTACACGTCGGTGTTGAAGTGGAAGAACATGGGCTCCTCGGAGCGGCCGGTGGTCTTCGCCGGTGCGGTGCCGCCGGCCCGTGCGCAGTCGGGGCAGATGCCCGATCTCCACTCGCCCACCGTGGCCGCCGCGAACACCTTCCGGCACTTCTTGCACTTGGACATGTCAGGCCTCCGGTGTATAGTGATCGAATGCGTGGTTGAGCGTGGTTACCATGCGGCTGCGCACGGCATTGACGGCGTCGTCGGACCCGTCGGTCGTCTCGAACGCCAGGTGGAACAGGTAGAACGCGGCCTTGCAGAGATCCTCGGTCGGCTTGCCCTTGAAGGCGTACCGCTGGACGTACTTGATCACGTTGCCCTGGAGGAAGCCGTCGAAGGCGGCCTTCCCCATCTGGTCCTTCATGTGCATGAAGGAGTCCCTGCCATTCGGGGCGTAGTGGTTCGGGTGGTTCACCACGTCCTCCACCGGCTTCGGCCTCACCGTCGTCGACGTGTCGCTGGGCGACGGTACGAAGCCCCTGCGGCAGCCGGGACCCTCCCACTCAACGGTCTGGACAGTCTGATCCATCGTCCGCCTCCTTGCGTTCGGTCTTCACCACGCGGAACCTGTCGCGCAGTTCTCCGAGTACGTCCTGTGCCTCCACGAGGAACGCCCTGTCCTCGTCGGACAGCGTGCCCGTGTCCTTGAGCCGCTGCGCCGTTCCGTATGCCTGCTCGCACTGGATGGAGAGGAGCTCCCTGAGATAGTCCGCGTGGCTCATTCCGCTGCCTCCATCCCCGGGAGCATCTGCTGGCCGGGGGCGTCCTTGGGCTTCTTCACCCTCGGACCGAGCTTCTCCTTGTACTCCGCGTTGACCGTGCACACGTTCTCGATCGAGCACCGGAGCGTCCGGTACTCCCCCGAGAACTCGTTGAGCGCGGCGCACACGGCGTCCGCCAGCAGCATCCTGCCCGCGTCCGACTCCGCCCTGCGGAAATCGTCGAAGAGCCCCCAGGCCTTGTTGAACGCGGCGTCGACGCTCTTCGAGCACCTGTCGAGAAGCGGCGCCTCCTCGCGCAGCTTCTCTATGACTTCCTGCATCTTCATTTCGCAGGCTCCTTCTTCAGCATGCCCGCGGTGTCGACGCAGCTGACGAGCACGTCGACGAGATCGTCCAAGGCGTCGACCCACACGTCGAATATGCGCATCTTCACCGTCTTGTACGTGACGAGCCGGTGCATCGCGGCCAGGTAGTCCTCCTGCTTGCCGGGACCGTTGAGACCCATCGTGATGTGCGCGACGTAGCCCTTGCGGGGCTTTCCGTCGCATGTGCCCGTCGTCAGCAGGACCCGGTGCACTTGCATGTTGTCCTTCTTCGTCGACAGCCCCTTGACCGTCTCCTTTACCAGCTTCGCCATCGCGGACTTCCTCGAGTCGGTGGCCTTGTTGACATCGTCGAACTTGTTCACGAGGTAGCTCGGATCCCCGAACGCCCCGATGTCCTTCTTCATTCTCATCTTGTTTACCCTCCTTGTCGTTCGTAAAAGCCCCCGGCGGCGCAGCAGTACCGCCGGGGGCAGAAGCTTACTTCTTGCCCTTGCCGCCCTTGGCGCACGCCTTGGTAGCCTTGGTCGTCCCGCCCTTCTCGGCGCACTTGCCGCCCTTGCAGGCGGCGGTCTTCTTGTTGGTAGCCATTTCTGGTTCTCCTTCTTTTGTTGTGGTTTCCCCCTCGGCCACCGTGGCCTCAGGTAGATCGAAATACTCCTTGCGGATGCGCTCGATCGCGCCTACGTAGTCCGCACAGTTCTCCGGCCGCCATGCGACGTAGGCCTCCGGAAGCTCGCGCCTGGCCTCCTCGAGATGGGCGGCCTCCATGTCGGCCGGTCCGAACAGGGCGCCCTCGCCGATGGCCTGCATGGCACGGCGGACACCGGTGCGCCCGTCCTTCTCGAGGACAAGCCTCGCCTTCCTCGCCGTCTTCGTATACTCCTTCGGCGAGCACAGGCACAGCGCCTCCTCCTCGGCCCTCTGCAGGAGCCCGACGGCGAACCACAGGTGCGACTCGTAGCCGATCAGCACCTCACCGAGATTTATGTACGCGCGGGCCAGTAGGACCTTGGACTCCAGTGGGGGGAGGCTCACGCTATACCGCAGGGCGAACGCCTCTGCGGCGTAGCTCAGCGCCGCGCTGAGGTGCTTTACCGCGCACTGCGGGCACCCCGGCGTCATCAGCTCGTCGACGATCTCGAGGCTCATTTCGCCCTCCTCTCGAATAGGACAAGCGCGTCCCAGTCCCCGGTCGCCGGGTCGCTCGTGAAGAGCGGCACGGACACGGTCGCCACCTCGTGCAGGAGGTGCAGGTCCTCCGCGAACGACTCGGCCTTGCCGAGCCCCGTGTACGACATCGCCGCCGCACCTGTCCCGGACACCCAGACCGCGAACCGCCCGGTGTCCGCGCGGAACACCTTCCGCGCCTGGCAGGCCAGGCCCACGACCTCCGCCACGAGCCTCCACGCCTTGGTCTTGCGCTGGCACTCGAACACCATTCCCTGGCCCGCCAGCACGTTCTGCTCGAGCCACTCAACGTTGGCCCATGTCGGCTTCTCTCTCATTGCTTCCCTCCATCTTCAGTTCGTTGACCCTTCCCGTCGCCGGGACCGTCCTCGCCGGGACCGGCAGGTACCGGCTCACCTCGACCGTCAGGCGGCGCGTGGCCACCCTGGCGCCCGTGGGGATCGTGCACCTGTAGGGCTTCCACGCGAACGCGGCGAGCCCCACGAGGCTCGTCCTCACGTTCCCGCAGACGACCCTGAACAGGGCGTCGAGCACCCTGTCGAGCGTTTCCGCGTCGACGCCCGCCGCGGCGCGGATCTTCTCGCGGTCGTCGCACAGCGGGTTCCACTTCTTCGTCGGGGGCGCGGGGTTCACTGGGCCCTCCTTCCGGGGAGCGCCCCGCCCTGGAACACCATGACGAGCGGCTGCTTGGCGCCGTCGCCGCCGAGTGCGCCCTTCTTCGCCGCCTCCTTGCCGTCGGCGGACGCCACGTTCCCCGCCTCGGAGAGGCCGAGGATCGTCTGCTCGGTCTTGGCCGCGGCCGCCCAGGCCTCCGTGCCATTCTTGAGGGACACGGACTCGTCGGCGATGTCCGACGCGGCCTTGTTGCGGATTTTCTCCGCCTGCTCGAGCTGCGCCCTGAACACCTCGTTGCGCCTCCTGATGCGGACCTCGGCGAGCTCCATGCGGGAGATCTCGTCCTTCGCGACGAGCTCCCGGCGGCGCGCGTCCGCCCACTTGAAGTTGGCGATCCACATGAGGACGGTGCGCTCGGGGACGTTGACCGCCCTCGAGATGTCGGCGACCTGGCGGCCCTCGATCAGCATGAGGCGCTTCGCCCTGTCGCGCAGCTCGTCGTTGTCGTACCCCGGGTAGTACTCCGCTATCTCGTTGGGGGAGATGGCGGGCAGGTCCGCGGCGTCGTCCTCGAGCGCCTGCTCCTGCGCGGTCTCGACGGACGTGTCGGCGACGTGCAGCG